ACAAGTAAGGGCAAGCCCATTGCTAAGTACGGGCAACGCTTCAACGTATGGGATATGAATACAGAGCTATCTAGTAAAAACAGATTACACCCTGCGCCATTTCCTGAACATTTAGCAAACGACCATATACTATCATGGTCAAATGAAGGTGATACTGTGTTTGATTGCTTTATGGGTAGTGGTACAACTGGAAAAATGGCTGTTCTTAATAACCGAAAGTTTATCGGGATAGAGTTAGATACTGATTACTTCGAAATAGGTAAGAAACGCATTGAAGAACACGTATTGCCTAATAAATAAAACAAAAAGGGAATTATTAAATGTTTAGTAAAATACTAAGGTTTTTCCGTTGTGAAAAAAGAGATAAACAAAGAAGAATACCAATCTGTTCTTGGTATTCTTCTTTGTTTAGGGTAGGCTTGGTACTCTAAGGACTAACTTAACCTACAGACTAATCATTGTATATACATTAAATAACGACATATAAACATTTTTGAGATAACCGATATGGCGGGATATAAACAGACAGTTAAAGACTTAAAACCACTATGCTTTTTAACGTTTGATGGTGACACGTTATACAATAGTGGTAATGGCGAATTAATTTACAAACATATAACTGACGAAAGCAACAACGGTCACCATGGTATATTGCAAACAAATGATGATTTGAAAAAAAGTTATCTAATGGGTCAACCGTCATTAATTGAGCGCGAAAATCATGCGGGTCAAGCAAGTATAACATTTGCGCCTTTTGGTTATGATTTAGATGATAGAGTAAACTTCCCATATGAGAAATCAATGGTTGAAGTATTACACGCTGATGCACTATTGTTGCCTACTGATTATACTTTAATGTTTAACTTCAACAAATATAGCAATGATAACTACTTGCGTAGCATCATGTGGGACGAAGCAACTAGTTCATACCTAAAGCGCAATTACTCAAATTCATCAACCTTTAAACGTACACTGATACGCAAAGGTCCACATATTGAAGTGGTATATGAGGATAGATATTACAGTAACAACAACGTATTAACCTTTACGTTTCCTGGGTACAAATACGAAATTGACATCGATAACATTATAGGTACCAACGGTAGTCATTCTAATTTTTACAATCACGTTTGGCATGTTGCTGTTACTCATAAAGTAATACGCCATAGTGGTAACTTATCACAGAACAGGTATAGGGTATATATTAGTGGTATTCTCATACACGAACATTTCACTGACAAGAGATTCAAAGCTTTCAGCGCAGAAAACGTAAGTCCTATAGAAATTGGTGGTAATAGAGATGCAAGTGACCCAAACTATCTAAACGATAGACAAACCACACCATTAAACATGGACCAAATATCTTTATTTGATAATGCGCTGTCATCATTCCAAGTAATGGATTGCTTTAAGAAAACTGTTAGTTACATTAAACTTATTGATAAGAGTGAGCCAACATTATATATACCATTTGATGATACAGAAGCAACCAACAATAATAATATGAGAATATTAGTTGGTAACAGTAGTTATTGGCGCTCAACATACAGTAATAATTATCCGTTTGTGCAGAAAGGAAAAATACTAAGTTCTAATAGAATTGGTACTGAGCGTGGAGTAGAATTTTTTAATGCAAACGCAAAAGTACAAGACACTAGATACAATTCTAATATCATAAACGCCAGTGGTGATTTTACAGTTGAGTTTTGGTGTAGTTTTACTGATATTGAGAGAAGTGTTCTAGTATCATGTCAAAGTAACGTAGCACCATTTAAGGGGTTATTAGTAGAGGGTAATCGTTATTTCAACGAAGATAGACCTGGTATGATACAAATTAGACTTGATGATACTAATTTTTTAACGTGCCCGTTATACAATGCCAAAGGTGGTAATTCATCTTACAATGATGGTGTGATTAGGCACTACGCTATTGTTAGACGCGGTACAGACTTTATGTTGTATATTGATGGCGTGGTTGTTAATACAGTAAGCGTACCAAGTGAAACATTAGTGCCTAACTTTGGTGTGCTGTATTTTATGGGTATGGGTCCAGGTGATACTAATTCAAATGGCGTCATGGGTCAATTTGTATTTTATACTAGAGCACTTGGCGCACATGAGGTATCAGCACGTAGCTTTTTTAACGTTAAGATGATTATCAAAGGGCGTGTAACATTACAGGGCACACCATATAAATGTGATATACGTATCTATCAACATGGTACTGGAGAACTGTTATACGAATATGAAAGCGATACAAACGGTGACTATGCAATTAACGTATACACCAATAACTTTGTTGATATCATTTTCTTAGACAAAGAAGATACAAGTATCCAAATGCGTGTTATAGGTCCAATTATCGCACACGAATATATTGACTATTGATAAGGGTTATCATGTATATTAGTATGAAAGAAACAACATACGAAAAAATTAAACAGTATATCGAAAGTTTTAATTATATTGATTATGATGAAACACGACTGTTTACTGATAGAACAGTAAGCTACCATAGCGATATCAAATTTCTACAAGGTGATTTTGCAAGTCAAATACAAACCATTACTGGTGAGAGGTTAGCATGCAAAAATATACAACTAATCGAACAATTTAAATACTTGCATGAAATTTATGCTAATTTTGAAGAACATGCATTAAGTGACCTACATGACTTGCGTGGACTTGATGTTTATAGTATAATCGACTATGTACTATATAGAATGAATATTAAAAATATTGATACGTTAACTTTAAATATGTTTGGTATAAGGAAATTAACACTTAATGAATATTAGTTTATTATTGAATGATATGTCAAGTGTCACAGGTGCGTTATTTTTGATTTTTGCTTATTGGAAAGTATCCACTGATAGATGGAGCAGTAACGATAAAAAGTTCTATATCGTTAACTTCATCGGTGCTGTATTTGCATTGATAGGTGTAATATATCGTTTTAATTTGAGCGTTATTATACTAGAAATAGTGTTTGGTTTTTTGAGCTTGCAAGGTTGGTTACGTGTTCGCAAACTTGAAACGGAACAATCGACATTGGTTGCTAAAAATAGTAATTGACCGTACAACATAATGGTGTATAATCAAACTTGTATTAATAACTAATACAAGTTTTTTTATTGGAGACATTTTATGAACCTTATCAATGTTGGCGGATATGATTTTATAATGTTATACACCAACAATGGGAAACGTGATAACTTTCTATATGAAGTACCTTATGACATTAGACAATCAGTATTAGACTTTTTTTACGCTGACATAAACGGAGAACTATTATGATTGAAGTATATATTTGCCCAAAAAACCACTATGTATCATTCTTAAAAGATAAGCTTACTGGTGATGTTGTAGTTTATCCAGAAATTGAAGTTGCATATTATGACTGGCATACATTCTACATGAACGAGAAGGATAAATTCACGACCGTAGTTACACAGTCAAGTGAATTTATTAAATTTTTGCGCACATGTAAAATTGAGTGTAAGGTTAATATGCTACAGGACAGTGACATGCTCGTAGACTCATTTACAGAAGTCAGTTTAAAAGAAGCGTCAATGGCACTGTTGGGTTGTTATGAGATGCTATCATTTCAGAGTAAAATATTTGATTAACATTACACGATGCATGTATAACTAACATAAAGGTTTACACTAGTACCAGTAGAAGTAATATAGTATTATACATACAGTATATCAAATATACTGTTTTAAGTTCAACGTCATTTATATAATGGAGCACAAAATGAGTAACGACAGGAAACTTGTACTAGAAGTAAACCATGCATACCCAATTGGTTTATTGGTAACAGATAATGCGGACATATTGTTGACAACCAACAATAATGCATATGAATTATATGACCACACTATTATCAATATCAACAAAACGAAATACCTAACCGTATACCTGGACGATAGTAAAACCGCACACTTTTTATACCCTATTCCAAACAGTGAAACGATGTTACCCATCGTTACTGAATACCTAAACGTATGGAACAAAAAAGCATTACTAGAAATTAAAAATAAACGTGAACGCGATTTCCTTAATAATATTGATTTCACGCTACGCTTTATTCGTAAGAACATTGATAACAAAAAGTACGAAACGCGTTTTAAAATATACCCGATTGAACAACCTGGTAATGAACGCCCAATCATACAGTTTGAAATAAACATGAATGCTCAGTATGATAAGTCTTTAAACCACAAGCGCTATTTTGACCTAAAGGATAAGTGGTTGAGTGAATACGTAGACGTATTCCCACAAGAATCATATTTCCTTAAAAATATTAACGTTGTATTCAAGCAAAATGAAGTCGCGTTATGATAGACGACAAACAACTAAGCAATACCAACTGAGAAATATTATGAGAAATTTAATACTAAAAACAATAGGAACTGTATTTTTAAAAGAAGGTAACGATTATAGAAACTTAAGATGTAGGTTTGAAAACGTTTACATTGACGAGTACGGTAATACTTTTACTGATGACTGGAAAATGCATTGCGAAATACGTGATACACGTTATGATATTGGACAACTTCGCTTGCCCGGAAATCAGATAACTATAGACCAAGATTTCAGTCAAGAATCAGAATTTACAAAAGAAGTGTCATCAGAGATTATTGAGTTTATGAATCTCAATAACATAGAAAAAATATCAGAAGTATTTGTTATTATGCATAATGAGTCAGAATACACTTTTTACTCTCAGAGCGCTGTAAAGGCATTTATCCTAGGTCTCAATTTAGGAAATGGTTACAATCTTTAATCTCATGACTAATGTATACCACGAACAAACGGAGCCAAACGATGCAAGATGATACACGAAAATGTACACTGGAAACATTAGACACGGAAAGTCAAAGTGAGATTTATCTATATGTGATTGATGATGGTTACGTTGTGTTTCGCACGCCAGAAAATTCATATAAAGTAGTGGTTAATCACGTTACCATTTCTGACGGTATGCCAGCACTTTATATATACGCTTGCGACGGTAGCAAGTCACCTTTTACATATGAACTTAGTGTTGAAGTTGTGCAAACTGTACGCGAATACTTTATCTATTGGTCAGATAACGCACTTGGTATTGTTAAGCAACAAAAGTTACAGAATTTCTTAGATTTCTGGGACTTCACTATTAATTTTGTACGTGATAATGTTGACGTAGAAACACTTAAACCAACGTATGAATTATATGCAAGTGACTATAGAGAATATGAGGGTGACTTAACGATACATTTTGAGGTTGCTATGGGTGGTAAGTATGTTGACAGTAACGGCGAACTTGATTATTATAGGTGTTTTGCGCTAAATGATAAGTGGCTGGATGAATACTTAGATTTAGCATTTCACAACGATTATAATCTGTTTGGTAAAATATTTATAGCATTTAGACCATAGGATATTATGAGAACTTTTTTAATACACAAAAAAGATAACGAGATAGAAGTACATCATTCAAGCAACAGTCATACGCGTGTATTGGCGTGTGCTGGTTCGTTTGATTACTTTGGTAGTGATGTACCACAATTGGAGTTTGAAACGGTAGAGCCAACGTTTATACGTGTTGGTGCCACCGATTACATGACGATTGATGGTATGACCCCTAAAGGTACTAGAATTAATAAAGTAGGACATGGATACGAGGCAGAGGTGGGTTATGTTGCCATGCCAGGTAGTGTTTTGCGCATGGTGATAGGCGATTATGAACTTCAATCGGACGATATTAGACGTAAAAATACTGAACTTACTAAAAGTAAAAACAATTTAACTAAAGTATTGAACGAGAGTGTAACCGAAATACATTCATTAAAATATGATAACAACAAATTAAAAGCAGAGGTAAATCATATGAACGAATTGCTTGTTTATTATGATACTGGTTTGTTAAGTCGCATAAAACGTTTTTTAATTAAATAGGTAATATTATGGAAAGTATATACACACAACTTGATGATGACATACACAATATACCTAACGTGTATAAAAAGAACGGTGCATATAATGGTTCCGCTCTTAACAGTAAAAAGAACAAACATATCATTGATAATGTTAAAGAAGTCACTGATTTCTTAAAAGACACTGTTAAGTTGGCTGAACGTATATATTGCATTGTCAATAAACTATACGAATATCCAACGTGTGCATGTGGTGGTAAAATTACACTATTCTATAACGAAGGTGGACGCAAAGAATATGCTGATTATTGTTCGCGCGGTTGCCCTGCTAAACGTTCAAATAGCGCTGAATATGCTACTGGTCGCACACCAACACAAGCGTCTAAAGATAAGCAAAAAGAAACAATACTTGAACGCTATGGGGTTGACAATTATTTTAAAGCGCCAGATTTTATCAAGGATAATTATAATGATGAACTAGTAGCTAAGCGCGACGCTAATAGAAAAATAGCAGTACAAGAAAAATACGGAGTGGATAATGTATTCATGCTCGATAATGTTAAGGAAAAAATAAAAGACACCAATATAGACAAGTACGGTTTTCCTAACTACGCACAAATTAATATGAGTGATGATACACTTGAAAAAATTAATTCATATGACTATACGAGTGGAGTTAATAAACTATATAATCCTAGTCATATAGGACGTATGTTAAGCGTGCATAGTACAACTGTAATGGCGTATTACGAGCGTCTCGATATTGTACCAATAAAACACAACGAAACAGCGTGTGAAGTGGTTATACGTGAGATATTAGATGCTTGTGGTGTATTATATGAGCAAAACTATACTAAGCTTTTAGGTGGTCGTAAACACGTTGACTTCTACATACCGTCTCACAAACTAGCAATTGAATGTAATGGTTTATATTGGCATAGTGAAGCCATTCGCACCGATGTTAATTTCCATCAAGAAAAATATGAATTATGCACACAACAAGGTATACAACTTATACAATTTTGGGAACATGATATATACAATAACACTGACGTCATAGCATCATTTATCAAGAATAAACTTGGATACAGTAAAAAAATATATGGTAGAAAATGTAAGACTATAAAGATTGACGCCAATACAGCATCGTTGTTTGTTATTGCCAATCACTTGCAACCGTTAAAAACCAATAGTATTCATCAAGCATACGGTTTATATTATAATGACGAACTATGTTCGGTTATGACGTTTAATAATACAAACAAGCCCATATTAAGTAGATTTTGCACTAAGAAAAATCATGTTGTTGTCGGTGGTTTTAGTAAACTATTAAAACATGTAATATCCACAAACAACTTCAATACAATCACCAGTTATAGTGACTGTATGTATAGCACCGGTAACATATACCATAATACTGGTTTCATTGATGTGACAAATAATGCAAGTGTATCTTATTACTATACTGATAACTTTACTAGTTTAGTTAATAAACGCGTGTTTAGAAAAGACAATATTAAAAAAATGTATCCAATGACGTATTCACCTAATAAAACAGAGCGTGAAATGACCGCGGAGCTAGGTTTTACTCGAGTTAACGGTTGTATAATTAAAACGTGGGTGCTTGAACTGTAAAGCGTAGTATAAAAAACCGTAATATATTCACCACATATTTTGTGTTAAAACTCTTGTATTATTACTCTAAATAACATATGATACGGTATTGTGTTGCTTTATATAAAATTTGAGGTTGTATATGAACAGAGTTGAAATTACTGCATTTATAAAAAATAATGCATATACTAGCAATGGTAGATTACGGCCAAATTATTTAGATAAACACCCATCTATAAAGACTGTGATATATGATGCGTTGCCTTTTATGCCGACAAGTGCTTATCAAAGCGATTATATAAAAGCATACATTAGTGAACTAGACACAACTAATAACATTGTGCTTGAATTATACGATACTAAGATAAAACCAAAACAAATAGCCAAAAAAACAAAAATAGATGATGAAGTGGTGTACGCAACATTAAAATACCACAATATAATTAAAGGTTTTAGTTTAAACTATGTTAGTAGCGAGCAAAAAGTCGTTGATTTGTATGATAGTGGGTTATCAATATATGATATTGCGAAACGTGTAGGTACTAGTGTTTCGCCAGTAAGACGTATATTAAAAGAAAATAATATCAATATGCGATTAACAAAAATGATAATTGATGAAGAAGCTGTTTTGTTAGAGTATGTTACCAACAAAAACACTATCGCTTATATATCTAAACTATTTGACTGTTCCGTTACAGTAATAAATAAGATTCTTATAGAAAACGAGGTACTTAAAAATAACCACCTATTAGATGCATCTGTCATGAACGAAGCCATTTTAGAATATTTAAGCGGTGTCACTGGAACATACGTAGCACTCAAATATAATGTATCAACAACTGCAATATATAAAGAAATGGAACAACGAGGTATGACTAGACGTTCTAGTACATATTACTCGGACACAGACATTGAGTTGATAATTAAAGATATACTCGATAAACACAACGTACATTATGTAAAAAATGATAGGGAACAGATAGGACCAAAAGAGTTAGATTTTTATCTACCTGAATATAATCTTGCTATCGAATGTAACGGGTTATATTGGCATTCATCTCATAATATGACCTCTGTTGATTGTCACTATCAAAAGTTTAAAATGTGCGATGATAAAAATATACAGCTCTTACAATTTTGGTGTAATGACATTAAGCAGAAGTATAATATTGTTGAGTCTATAATAAAAAATAAAATAGGTTTATCAAATAGAGTATTTGCTAGGAAGTGTGAAGTAAAGGATGTTGACGGTACAATGACCAGACAATTCTTAGTCAATAATCATATACAAGGGTACGCTACAAGCTCAATTAATAAAGGTTTGTACTACAACGATGAATTAGTAATGATTATGACTGTTAGTAAAAGCAGATTCGACAAAGGTTCTTATGAGTTAATACGAGTAGCAACTAAACTTGGCTTAGTAGTGGTTGGTGGGTTTAGTAGACTATTGGTTAATATAAGGCGTTGCGTTAACAGTGCTATCTTAACCTATTGTAATCTAATGTATGGTAATGGGAATGCATATTTAAAAAATGGTTTTAGGTATATTGAGGATACCTCAGTTGGATATTTTTATCATAACACTACCAACATCATTATTAGTAGGTATAAACTACAAAGTAAAAAGTTTAAAGACTCAATAGAATATGACTACAATATCAACGAGAAAGATAATATGTTAAATGCTGGTTATTACATGTGTAATGACGCAGGAAATAGAAAATATATTTTTGAATGATAAACATTCACTTGCCAGTAAAAAAGCCGTAATGTAATTTACGGCTTTTTGTTGAATAATGATTTATATTACAATTTAGCCTTACGTATATTAACCTTATCAGTAAGGCGCTGTATATCAAAGTCGTGTTCTACTTGACCACTAACACCATTAACAACTTCATCAATAGACATGGTTGTTATTTGTGCATCTGACAACTTGTTCATGTATCGTGTAGCTAGCCTATTACCTGTTGATTTTTTAGCGTTTAGTGACATCTGTTCGCGTGTATGTGTATGACTACAATGTGCTTTCATAGATAAACTAATCTGTTTTCTAGCATCATCATTCTCAAAACGCCTTTTGTTGGCAGCGCTTATCTTATCACGATATTCTTGGGTTGTGACACTCGCAGTATGATTGGCTTTATATTCTTCATTCTCAAATAATTCTATTGTTTTATTACTAGCAGCTTTTTTATATTCTGGTGTATTGTGAGCGTCTTTAAGTTTTTGTCTATAGTCATCACACGCATAACGCTCTTTTGCTGCCGCTGATATCTTATCACCGCTTTTACTTGCGCCTACTAAGCGTGCTTCATAATCACGTTGTTCTTGTTCTGGTGTTCTGTTTGCAATGTATCGGTTTCTACTATCAGACAGTTTTTCATTTCTTGCTACTTTTTGCTCAATACTCATTTCACTATGCCATTCAGTTACAGCACTTGATATAATAGAACTTCTTTGTTCGTGCGATAAATCCCATAATCCGCTTATTACTTGATTTAACCAGTTATCATTATTGGCAACATCTAAGCGCGTTAATACATTTTTTTCCCATGTAACAGCATCTAGTGAATTATCAAATACTTTTCGGACTTCGATAATATCAGGCTCTCCGTGCTCATTTCTATACTGTTCTACTATTCTGGATGAAGTGTAATAGTTAGTCCATAGGTCTGTTGGATTACAACCAATAGCGTATTTTACACCATAGTAATGTTTGTTTATTTTTGACCAGGCAATGTGATACGTGAATGGGATTGTGTTTGGAGTAGACATAAAAAATCCTAGTAAGCTAAATTGTATTAGTATTTACTAGGATTTTTTGGAGATTACGCGAGCTAGTTGCTGTTATTGTTTAAAGAGTAAACAAATGTTGACTAACATGTTGCCCTTGAAATTTTTAACTGATTTTGTAATATTCGTGGAGCCCCGTCTCCAGCACTTACTGGTTTTGATGTACCAATATTACCTACCCATAACATATTACCGCCAGTAGCAGCATCATATAAGCATACTGATGTAATTGTACCCCACGATGCGGAACCTGGAACATTAAATGTCAATTCTTTTAAGTTGCTGTATTCTAAGTTAACACCTGATGGTGTTGACCAATCGCTTGAACTTTGTGGGATAGCCACGCGAGCGTAGTTCGTGCTGCCATTGATTGTAACTTCTGTCCCGCCAGTACCGTCTAGGCTAGGAGAGCCGTTTGTGAACAAGGCTAAGTACAATGTTGTGGGTGGTGTCCATGCAACACCTTTTAATACGTTGTCTAAGATTTTAGTCTGCAAATAATTACTAGTCGTGGCTGATGCCATTGTTAAGCACTCCTTAAATATTGTTTGATTATATTAACAAATGAGCCATCAAGTATTTGATTTTCCCATAATGTTAAAGGCTGTATCCTTATTATATTTGTATTTACTTACTAATTATGATACAAAGTACAGTTGTTAAGTTTGATATGAAAGCATAACGTTTACTGCCTAGGGTGACAATAATAATGTAATTACTGCTAGTATTAAAGTCGGCGGTTCTAGGTACATATTGTAACCTTTTGATAATATTTTATTTACTTACAATAAACATTTGAGGTATTAAATTATGATTGGTTGCATATTTATATTATGTAAAAATTCACACAGTTAATTACCAGTGTAAGAATACAAAGTATAATGGATGTCATCAGAACATACTTATATTCATCATTATCTTTTAAACTAGTGTGTTTTACAGTTACTCTTAACCATGTTGTTAATAATAGAACTATTAACGTTGGTATTATTGTCATAATTTCAATTATTTGCATATTGTAACCTTTTGATAATATTTTTATTTACTTACTATATATTTTTATGCTAGTATTAACTTACAATAAACATTTGAGGTATTAAATTATGATTGGTGCAATATTTAAATTCTTTATGAACATGATTATCACGTTTATCGGTATTATATTCTTACTGTTTTTCTTTGCGGCAGTATGGGTCGAGGAACAAGAAGCAAAAAAACATACTGATGAAACTAGTGTTATAGTGGATAATGAGTAATATTAAACTAGATGTATTAAGTAATAATTCGACGCGAGCGTCTTCATCTTGCTTCGCATATCTAACTGCTGTCATATTAACTAACCAACTAACTAACTAACCAACTATTGGCACTTAACATTTGAGAGTGACCATACTTCTATACTATAAAACATTATACTATTTGGTTATGCTAGATACTTATATTATCAAACACACATAACATATATATATCCCGGAGGCATAGGGTATAGAGAATTTCTTAAGCATATTGTATAAATGATAGAATAACACCCCTGTCAAGCATTGTCAAGTAAAGATTTGTAATTAAATTATTATCAACTATTTTATTATATTTTCTTTACATCATATGATTTGTTTGCTATAGTTAAGAAGTAAAGCAATATCGCATTACATTTATTTTATTATTGGAGTTAAAAATATGAGCGTTTATGAAGTGGTTAATAACTATAATGGCTTTATACAAGAACTATTTAAAAACGGGTTTTATCCTTTTACTAACATGTCGAAAGATAAAATTGATGATAAACATTTTTACCGATTTGGAGCGGTTGGCTTTATTGAGCGTGATAACGAACTTTATTCAGTATATATTTCCTTGCATAACAGTACGGTTACTGGTGAGCCAGACTCAGTATTCATGTTTGAATATCCTGTTAATCAATATGGTCCTAGTCGTAAAGTACGTAAGGCTCATGTTAATCATTTAGGCCAATTAGCAAGTGAAGTTGTAAAAATGTTTGACCTCGTTAAATTAAATGTCGGGTTTAATAATATGGAGTTCATTACTTTTGAGCGCGTTGATAGTGCCATATTCAAAGATGATTATGGTGTATTACACAACAAACCGATTATGTATTGTGAACAAGAAATAACTCATTAAGTTTTAGCATTATCCTTATTCCAAATAGTTACTGTGTCATCATCTTTATAGCGCGGGACTATGTGGACATGTAAATGGAATACGGTCTGGTCAGCATCCGCGCCTTTATTAACAATTAAATTATAGTGTTTATAACCAGTTTCGTCTGCAATGGTTGATGCTAATTCAAACGCCACACCTGTTATGTGAGATTCTGTGCTTGCATCGTCAACGTGTATTACTGGTATAACAAGTAAGTGACCTGGTGTAATAGGGTCAAGTGGTGTGAAAGATAAAAAGTCAATACCTTTTAGTTTGTGTTTTTCGATGTTACTTGCTTCTATTTTTGAGTGGTCGCAAAACACACAATCCTTTTTTACAGGCGCTGCCTTTACTTCATCAACTGTTAAGAACTTTTTATTATATTCAGATTTGACCATATCGTCAAATATCTTGATACCACCTCCATCAAAAAGACCAGTACCTTTTTTCTCATTTAGAAACTCGTTAAAATTCATCATCATTTGCTCTCATTTATTATGATTTGTTCAAACCAAAACGCTACTGGTTCGTCTGTTACTTCTACTTGATTGTATCGCTCAGCGAACTTAAAACACGTTGAGTTCTCACGTAACGATTTTATGCGGGCCGCTATTCTTTTTCTAAAATCTTCTATGGTTGAAGTGCTTTTATATATATTACAACTCGGACAGGATGGTGTCATATTCTCAAATGTGTCATTTTGCGGGTTTTTACTTTTACCTACGTCTATGCTAGTCAGCTTACCATCAACAACCTTAAACTCACACAGTCTATGTAAAGGCTTCATATGGTCAGCATGCCAACCTTTTTGTAAATCTGTACCGCAATACGTACATTTACCACTGTACTCACGCTGTTTTTTAGATAATGCCATTGTTACATCCTAGTTTAATTTAATAAGTGATGCTTTGTGTGTAGATACACCACCACTTTTATATAGTGCTGAGGAACCACAGGTATTTGAAAATGAGCTACCTGTTTTTATTTTTGTTGTGCTACCAACTTTCACACTGTAATTTTTACCAATAGTAACGTCCATGTTACCACCAACTTCCAACGTATAGTTACCTGCTATGTACTCTCTAACGTTACCACCAACCCAAATACTTTGATTATCCGCAACAATCTCGTAGTCGTCTTTAACTGATTTACGTACAAAGTCACCGTCAGGGTAAAACTGATAGTATGTGCCGCTTTTATGTCTTACGTGAATACGTTCTGCGCCAGGTGTATCATCAATTTCTATAGTGTGGTTTGCGGTTGTTTTGGTTACTTTGTTATTTGGATATTCAGCACCATACGGACTACCTGGCTCATAACCAATAGCGTTATTTTTGATAGTATTGGTGCCTCTACTCAATTCACTAACATCTAATTTGTCGTCAGTCTTAGCAGGGAAACTAAACAGCACCATTGGCACGTTGTTAGCTTTACCATCAACAAAAAATCCAACAATTTGACTACCAACCACGAGCGCGTGCGGAAGTGTACCAAGTTCACTTGTACTTGCGCTGTCAGTAGAGTTTGCTACAATAGCCCAAGGTAGTTTTTCTTTATTCACTGTCCCTTCAGCAGAATGCTTCCCAAACACTTGTACTTTTACACGACCTGATTCTAAAGGGTCCATTATATCAACAACTTCACCCATAAACCAGTGAAATTGTCCAAAACCAAATTCGTTATTCATATATAGATTTCTCTTGTAAAGTGTGTATGTATCATATATAATATTTACTAACGTAAACTATTGGAGTAATTATTATGAAAGATATATTAACAGAGCATTGCATAAGTCAAGATAGTTCTATTACTATTAAAGGCACAGACTGTTTAACAATATATATGTTCGTGGTGCACGGGTATGATGATACGTCATCATTAAAAATTGTTATTCATGATGCTTCATATGACACGGATATATACGACGAAATTGTTAGTGATAATGTTAAAGACATTCGCGATTTTATGAATAAATCATATCCACTAACATTAAAAGAAATTATTAAGGCATCAGTTGTTTCTTTAAAAACAATGATTATACGTAAGCCTTTATAACTGGAATAAAAGTATGAGTGACTTTATGTTAAGCGGAACAGTAAAAAGTAAAAAACTTAGAACGTTTAGAGTAACAACCAATGATGATTGCGAAGGTAAAACATCAAAACATATTGGTTATTTTAAAGCGTTTAGTTTAGAACAGATAGCAGAATACATTGTGGAAAACGATATACAATATACCTATGATTATTACATTGACACAGTAGACGTAATTGACGTATCACACAATGAAGTAATATATGTTGCATCAGCAGTCCGCGGACGATATGGTAGAATAGATGTTGTGATACGTGAGAGTTTAAAAAAAGAATACCAAGCCACTAAAGGTTTAGCAAAATTAACAGTGGACGAGAAAAAGGCGCTGGGTCTTTAGTATTGTTTGCAATATACGTGTATATGTGTTACTATTATATCAGTTAGTTAAATTTACTTAAACTATTGGAGTTATTATGTCGTATTCAATTCATCAGTTAGAAAATATGGACAACCTTGAGTTATTAACTTTAAGCGAGCATAACCCTGATGATAAAAATATTCAGAAGGCTATTGCTTATAAGTTTGCTGAGTTAGTCAATAACCAACGTGACTCAGTACCTTTACCTCATTTAAAGTATCTTTAACTCGTGGTAAAATCACAATTCCCAGCAGAAGACTTTTTAGAGGACACGATGTCAATCACTAGACTGTTGACAGATAAATCAACATTAAAAAAAGATATGGTTGTTTATGCAGAGGGGTTAAGGGATGCCTTGAGAAGTATACAGGATGAGCAAGTAGGGTCAACCGAATATGCTTACGAAGTGGCTAATAATGTTGAAAACTATTAAGGTATAACTAATGAAAAACAATATCAAAAGCGAGAACAACAATACCCGTTTTAATTCATTATCTATTGGATGTGAGGATACGTTGCAACTTGATATGTATGTCACACACGAGCATGATAATGAAAGTAATTTTCAAATTCAAATATACGATAAAGTGTATCAGGATATTTTATATGATGAAATGTTATCAGAAAACGCACGTAATATCCGTGATTTTATGAATAAGGCATATCCACTATCGTTTCGCGAAGTTGTAGGTGTAGCAGTCGTTTCACTAAAATCAATGGTTGCGCTGAGGGGTTTATAATGAGTCTTTTTGAAGAAAGTAACAAGGTATTCTGCCTCTCGGAACCATTGATTTTTGGCATGCGTAAGGAAACCATATCAACAGAAGGCTTACTATGAAACATTTTTTTATAACTACTAAAATAGAGGGTAATGTCAGTATTGAGGAACACGGACGATATGAATTTTATGGCAACAAGGACGTAAAATACACACTAAACAGCGCTAAAAAAGAATACTTAACTCGATTAAAAACACTGTCAAATGAGCTAATTCAAGCCATAGACTACATTGAGAACGATGAAGGTGCATACATACCACCGGTACTATTAAAGTCGCAACATGGCTGTAATAACCAGGATATTGATGATATGTGTAACACAACGACCTTTAGCGAAATAGGATAATAGTATGTCAAATGTAAGAGATAGTATAGTAACCGATATTGACCACGATTTATATATATTAAGAGACAAGTTAAAGCAGGAAGACGATAATGATTATATTGCATTCATGCGTGGTAAATAGCAGCGCTTGATACTTTACGCACAAATATATTAAACGAATATTAAAGGACAAAACATGTACACTGAATCGGATTTTTTATTATTGGATATCGAACATCAACTATCAATAGTACATAATTTATTACAAGAAGAAGAAGATGTAGTACGAATTTCATTTTTGCGAGGTAGATTGGACGCATATGAACAGATGCAACGCACGGTGTTACGCAAATATCAAGTTTAATTTGACAACTTTATAGTATACAGTTACAGTTACTACCTATTAAGACATTTAACTACCGAAATCATTGGAGTTATTATGAAAAATACAATTACTAATATTATGGACCCGTACTATACTTGTGCTGATGGTTTAGCTATACTTTTAAAAATTAGAGATGAATTAAGCGGTATGTATAATAGTGTTAACTCTGCTAAGATTTGGCAAAATGTAGAAAACCGCATTATAGAAACCGTATCAGAAGACGAATGGTTTATTATTGGTTGTCTATTGTTTAATGATGACCTAACCGACGATGAATTGTATAATGAATTTTTTAATACGGGTCATTACAACGGTATGGTAGAATTTATCGCCAATCCTGACGTTGTAATGGAACAAGTTTTTAATATTGTCGGTCACGGATAATTATTGGAGTTTATTATGAAATTTTTAGAAAGTTACTTTGTTATCGTCACTGGTTCAGAAGACGAGCGTTACGTCATTGTTGACAACAATGGACATTATGATTTATGTTCGCTCATACCTTGTGATTTAAGGTTTGAAAAGTTGAGTGACGCATATAAGTTATTACTTGATATTAATAATTCTAACATGTTCGATTTTACAACATTAAGAATTGTACAAGTATCATCAAATATTGTACCATTATAGATTGCTGCCAGTGTTTAGTATCAATGGTAACTATAAGGATTTAACATGAAACATGCAGTATGTGTATTAATTGTAGATGATAACGGCGAAGTGTTATGCGTCTCACGTAAAGATGATTTGATGGATTGGGGTTTGCCTGGTGGTAAACTTGATGATGGTGAAATGTCAGTCGTAGGAGCCATTAGAGAAACTGCTGAAGAAACTGGTCACAAAATAGTCATTGATAATATCGATGAGTATTTTATTGGACGCTGTGGTGATTATAATGTTATAACATATAGAGCAAGCATAGTTGAATATGACTTCATTAAAATCTCACAAAAAGAAACTGGTGCAGTTGCGTTTCTTGACCCAAGTTATTTATTAAATGGCTCTTTTCGTAAATATAACGAATATTGCTTGTCATTTTTTAATGTTAAAACAAAAGAGGTATATGATGAAACAGATTGACACTAATCCAGTTAAGCGTAATATGGACAAAATGCATAAACCAGTTGAGCATAGAGATAAGAAAAAAGATGCTAAACGAGGTTATATTAAGAATCAAAAGTAGTAATAGTTAAGTGTTTTTATGTTATACTAAATACATATTCAAACACTACTAGGATATGACAATGATTACATTTAGAGAGTTTTTAAACGAGGGTACTGATAACCACCCATTTTTCATGCATGATGTTTTGATTCCACATAAAGCTAAATATGATATAATCAAGGCGGATGGTACACTTACTAACCCTAAAGATTTGGGATGGGGTAGTCCCAATTTGACTGCTAGTGACATGCCTTATTACATTGGTACTATTGGATACCGAGTTGTCGGAAAAGAGGTAGGATACGAGTTATTCGAATTAAATGATTATGACAAAAAAGAATTTGGTAGTAGTAATGTATTTATGGTGTCTGGTGAAAGAATGATACATCAAACCCGCACTATTGTTAAAATCAAAGGTCAAAAAATATATTTCATCGACAATGAAGCTTATGAGAATGGTGAAATAAAGTTTGAAAGTAGAGGTAATAATATTGTTCGTATTAGACTTAAAAACGAGAAGTATAATAAAAAAATCGCTGATATGGTAAGTTAACAGTACAGTTACAATTACAACTTGACCTTACCTATGTATGTTGCTATAATGTTTATGTAGGTTGGGAAAAGAGGTGTTTATTGCCACTCAACAAACAAACAAACAAACAAACAAACAATTAATTATATTATTGGAGTTTATGTTATGAATATGTCAGAAATGAATTCAACACCATTTTTTAACTATGCATTACGTCCGGATATTGAGCCAGAAGCGCTCAGTTCAGACCACGAGAAAGCAGACGCGCTTAAAAAACTAGTACGTAAGCAAAAATCGGTTTTCTGTTTTGTTGGTGATAGTGAAAAGCTTGTAATAATTGTTGGTTGTAAGAACAGAACTAGTAACGATGACATTGACCTTTTTACTAGTAAAGATGACGATGGTTGGACAGTTAATCAACTTCAGCCTATCATTGAGTAATTAATAGGAGGTCATATAAGCGTTGGTAAAAGTTGTATTGTTTCTGATGCAATATATGATTGGTTTAACAATAAACGCGAGTATTATATTTTTAACTAATTATAACAGGATTTATATTATAATTTTACTTTATTATTAAGTCTAAGTAACGATATACCTGCACCAATCAAGTGCAATGAAGAATATCCTGAAACATGGTTTAATCATACACTTGTTAAATACTCGAGGCTGGTAGCATGGTTTAAAGAACATGCTGTGTTAATTGATAGTAACTTTGAAAATGACGGTGAATGTCATTTGGGGTTCGACTCCCACGCAAGCCGCCCATATTTAAGTTGTAATATAGTTGACAAGGTATATTATTTTTGTTATACTATTTTAGTAAGTTAGAAGTTTAGCAGTTAATTATATTATTGGGAGTTTATTATGTCAAAAGAAATAACGTACGGTTACTTTTTTCTACTTGGTGGATTGACTAATCCTAAATGTAGTACACGGTCTGTTTATAATGGCGATGTGTATATGTACAGAAGATATTTTAAAATGTTTGATATTATTGCGTAAATACAATTAAAAAAAATCATGTGCCCTTAGTTTAGCGGTCTAAAACACACAGCTCATAACTGTCGAGAGCGTGAGTTCAAATCTCACAGGGCGCACCATATATTTATATTATTGGAGTTACTAATGAAAGATTTATTATTAGAAGTAATGAAGCTCAATAAAAATAACAAACACTGGACTAAAGTGTTTACAACAGAACATCCTATGTTGTATCTATTCTCACAAAACTATTACATTAAGGTTTATGAGAAAGATAGTGATACCGCGATACTTGGCGCTATAAGTACAATTAACGATAAGTTGTTAGACACTATACATTGCCATACGGATGTAGACGCTGTAAATACAACTATAACAGTGCTTGTACATAGACAAAAAAGTATGTTATGATAAGCATATCAATTAGATGTTAAATTAATTTTTATATATTATAGTAAGTACAAGTAAAAAAAGAATATGGAAGTCAGGCGAATACGGTTTGTCGCACCGGACTGTAAATCCGGCACTCACCATAGTATTTGGGTTCGAATCCCAAGGCTTCCACCATTTACGGGTCTAGCTTAATTGAATAAAGCGGCATACTATGGTGTATGTAGACATTGGTTTGATTCCAGTTACCCGACCACTTTTAATAATAGTAGGAGATATACAATAATGAAAACGTTTGAAGAGTATTTACAAGAAAGTAGTTCACGTGATGGGTATTTTGGTGTCCTGCCACACCAGGTGAAATACCGTTACTTGATGTTGTTCAACGCGTATTGAGTCAAAAGAATATTGATTTTACAGTTTTTCCATCGCGTGGTCTTGGTGATACTTTTATTACAGTTGAATACACACAATATAATGAAGCGTTAGGTATTGTTGATAAAAAACTTGCTAATTTTGAACATTTAGGTAATAAAGGTCGTGTTATTGATACCGTGGTAGTTCGCACATCGCAAGACTCACGTATTACTAATGCTGTTTCATACACTGCTAAAAGTTCTGGTAAAGGTGTTACTAAAAAAGTAACTAAGTAAATGTTTAATACGGTCATGTAGGTTAAGACTAAAGTTGCAATTGATACTTAAAATCCTACCCTAATACACTTCCATAGCTCAGTTGGTAGAGCAGTAGCCCGATAAGCTATTTGTCCCTGGTTCAAGTCCAGGTGGAAGTACCACTTTACATAGATGTTTTAGGGATGCGTTAGTATAAGAAATCATAGTATGCGGAATAATTAACCATTACATACTAGGATTGGATATTAGGCGTTAATGTCTGTCTGTTGTACACCAGAAACACATTAAACTTGAGCTTATTACAACATTACTATGATGGTAGTGGAGATGTTCCAATATGACGGGCACGCATCCTTAAAACATTTACTTTTTATATTATTGGAGTTATATATGATTTATGTTCTACTAGTTATTTTTATTGGATTTTGTATTGCGTGTTTGGTAACTTTTATGCGTAGTGAAAGACCCTCAAAAGTTATGTGTAAAAAACATATCAGCAAACAGATTGCTAAGGTTTTGAAAAAAGAACAGAAGTTTGCCAATGCTGCTAAACGCGCTAAAAATAAAGGAGATTTTAATTTAGTAGCAGTTCATCGCTTGAATGAAAGTATCTTCTTTAAAAAGCGTAGAGAGTTAGAAAAAGATTTAGATTCAATGATGTAACAATTATGGAAGGTAAACCAACGAGGTGTTGGAGCCGCCTGCTAAGCGTACTGTCTGTAACCGGATACATTTCGATTATGTTGCCTTCCTCCATATTTAGGATTATATTATGAACGCTCTATTGTTACACGTTAAAAAACTTGTAAATACTATCAAAAAGCGCTATGATAAAAGAATGTATTGCGTTATTACTACGCCATTAAATACTTATAGAGGCGTTGATTATAGTTCATTACGTGTTACAGTTGATACTTTGCAATTTGACTATTACGGTGCTACTGTATACGTAAGTAATGACACCGTTAAGATTAGTTTAATACACAACCAAAGGAAATAATATAATGCTATCGTTTGAAGAATATATCAATGAAAGTAAAAGTGCAAAACTAGGTCAGGCTGACAAACTGTCAAAGGCAAATGAGTTTAAAGATGAAGTTCGTTATACTGCCACTGTTGGTGATGATGAATATGAAGTATTTGTCGCTAAGTCAACAAGTCTTGATAAAAGTGAAACTCTAGCTACACTTAAAACTAAGAAAGTTGCTGTTAATCGCACAACAAAGAACAATATTACAGTTCGATAATTAATAATGCTTAGTAGCTCAGTTGGTAGAGCAGTAGACTGTTAATCTATTGGTCGCAGGTTCGAGCCCTGCCTAAGCAGCCATTTTAAAATTAGCTTTAGGTAACGATGTGTATTATGTTTTAAGGCACACCCTAAGGACAATGGTTCTACTAGTCCCATGTCTCAATACTAGTAATTACGCTGGAATAGCTCAGTTGGTAGAGCAGGGAACTTGTAATTCTCAGGTCGTGAGTTCAAATCTTACTTTCAGCACCACATATTTATATTATTGGAGATACATTATGAAATATGCAATCGAAATTGTTAATGCTTTTATACAAGAGAAAAAAGCAACGTTGAGTGATATTAAAAAACACCCAATGTATAACAGAGGTAATCACGATGTTAGTATTACCTTAACCGTCAATGTACGAGAAATTGAAAGTCAAATCAAAGTTTTACAGGACGTTAAAAAGCAAATGCAATTGACTGATAAAGTATCCGAGTAAAGGCGTAACCTTAGGTGTCGTGGCACGGAGTTGATGCGCCTTGCTAGTCAAGGAGAAAGAGAGTTCCTAACCTATAGTAAAGTGAACTACGCACTGAACACCGCTTATACTTAATGGTATAAGCGGTTTTTTATTGGTTATTTTTAAAACTAATTGACAAGCGTGTCATATATTGTTATAGTTAGTACGCAGGTTAGGAGATAGGCACTTAAATTATATTATTGGAGTAATTATTATGTCAAACATTAAAAAAGTTCACTTCGCAGAATTCGTTTTAAATATTTTAGACGTAGAGTTCAATACAGCTGATATCAACATTGATAAAGATGGTAGAGTTATTGACATTGATATTAATGATATGAGTATCCTAATGTTGTTCTCAAGTGATATGAAAATCGTTAGACAATTCCACGTTATGCAAAATGGAGAGACATTTTACAAAAAACGTAATAGTCCAGTTAGTGCATTACTAAAAGACATTGACGAAATTCATTCTGTATTGAATATTGCGTAGCATTGTTTACTTTGACACATCTAGTCTATTAAACTAGTTTTTTATATAAGGATTATAATATGGCAAGCGAGAGATATTTCCACGTTGCATTTACTACTGATAACACACGTGGAGCAATACAATTTAAAACGGACAACTACCAATACGTTAACCTAAAAGTATTGACCAAACATATAGAAACTGATTTTTTTAAACATGGTATGCAAGGTATGTTAGTTATAACAAATATATTGGAGTTAGATAAAAGCGATTATATGGACTTTATGCGTTAATAGGAGTAAAAAATGAGTAATGAAATTATTGATAAGTTAGTTATCACTGATGATGACCAGAATAAAATGGTAGTAGAAAACCGCGTGATTGAAAGTGAAGATTTATTAGTTATTAATGTTGGCAGCCAATCAATTTATCTAAGTGAAGATGCTGATATTATTGCAATTATTCGATATGCGGCAAAACACTTAACAGTAAGTGAACCCGTACATACATGCAATAAAACGTCACAATATTCATATCCAGCAACGTTCCAACAAGAAAATGGTGTATTTGCGGTAACGTTTCGTGATGTTCCAAGCGCTATAACACAAGGCGATACGTTTATAGAAGCTGTTGATATGGCACAAGACGCGCTGTTAGTAATGTTGATTGGCAAGACTGATATGCCGCGTCCTAGTATCCCAATCAATGGCGATGTCGTTATTACTATTACATTATAAGGGCGCGGCATGCGTATATTTTGGGCGGTGCTTTACATTGCAATATATACATGCTAGTATTAAACAATAAATTAAATCATTTGGAGTATTATGAATACGTATATTAGCATTTACCGTACCGATGCGCAAAAACAGGATAACAAACACGTGCAACTAACAACAATACGCGAAGAATATAAAGACCATATCCTAGAGCTAAAACTTGTCATTAATGGTATTGTACAATTGAGCGGATATGCCAATTCAAGTGACACTATTTTGACAGTCCAATATGACAGTGCTCACTTTAGAAATCACGGACTAGTATCAAAGGTTGCACCTCATTTCTATATGAAAGATGAAGACCCGTATCAACATTATATTAATATTGCTGATATACCAAAACCATTAAAAATATATGTTGCTAACTGGCGCACTGATAAAACATCAAAACTTATATACGAAGATAAAGAGGATTTCTAAATGCGTCAAACACTAACTTGCAAATATTTAGGGGATAACATGCTAAACGATAAAGTTATATATTCAATATCAAAAACAGGTAAGTTACTAGTGTGGTCGGCTAGTCTTTCACAGACACCAAACGTTGACGGATACTTAGAAATTGAAGTAACATCTGGTCAAGATACGGGTAAGAAAGTTAATAAAGTCCGTCATGTAAAAGGGGGCAAGAACATTGGTCGCAGTAATGAGACTACACTACATGAACAAGCGTATATTGAACTAGAACGTTTATACACTAAACAGCATGAAAAAGGATACGTTGACAACAGAGAAAAAGTATCAATGGATAAGAAAGTAGGTGATGTACCAAAACCTACGTTGGCTGATAAGTATCCTGATAAGGCGCATCGTTTACCAACTAATACTGACCATATTGTAACACAACCAAAGATTGATGGTGTACGCTGTTTTATCACTAAAATGGAAGATGGTAGTTTGCGCTTTACAAGCCGTAGTGGTAAGCCAATCCCTAGCGTTGACGTAATTGTAAACGATGTTAAGGATGTTCTACCTGTAGGTCATATTATGGACGGTGAGCTTTACATTAAAGGTTATGAATTACAAGATATTGTTAGTGTAATTGCACCAACCAAAAATAGAAAATTAGATGAATTAGAGCGTGTTGAATTATACTGGTATGATTATATCCCGTTAAACGGCGAATATTTAACATATGTAGAACGATTCTTAGATAACAAATTGACATTTGCAGATAGTTTAGTGATTAAAAAACTTGAAAGTGACGCATACGACGTATCTACGCTTGAATATAACTTTGAGAAATACCTAGCCGAGGGGTACGAAGGTTTGATGATACGCGATATTATGGCGCCATACCATTTTGGCAGACGTTCTGCGTCATTATTAAAGTACAAGAAAATGCATACTGACGAATTCCGAATTGTTGATATCATTGAATCCACACAAGATGATACTCCACGGGTCGTTTGTGACTTGCGTAACGCCAAGACTGTTACAGTGCGTATGATGGGCGACAAAGAACATAACTTGGAATATCTCAACAACAAAAAATTATACATTGGTAAGTGGTTAACTATCAAGTATCAGACGTGGACTAAAACAGGCTCATTACAGTTTCCAGTAGGAGAAGGTATACGTGCCGGTGAAGTTGTTGATGGTGCGTTTATACCGTCACTATAGGAGTATTTTATGCGTGCACATACCTTTTTGATTAGCGATTAAATATATAAAATATATGAACAAACTACAATCAGGAGAGTATTATGAACGAAACAACTATTGCGTCGATGTTAGTTATTTTTGCGGCTTTTTAATGTCGCCATCAAAAACAGTGTCTGAGTTTTGCATTGATGACGTCACATACGTTACTACACTTTCTGGTATTACTGCTAAGCTAGACAGTAAAACTAGTAAAATTATTAAATGTACTGGTGATAACTAATATGAAAATATTTTTATACTTGTTTGTGTCGCTCATTTTAATATCGTGTTTAAAATTACCAACGGTAAAAGATGGTACTAATGACGATTTTGGTTTTGCTGAGGCGTGCTATGATGGCGTAGTGTATTTGAGTAATACATTATTTGAAAGTAGCACAGTTAAGTTTAATCATAATGGATTAGTGGCAACAACGACAAGTGACGGAAAAGTTTGCAAACCACATTAAAGTAGTCTATAATACTAAGTATAAGTTAATTTAATTATTGGAGTTGTTATGATTAGTGTAAGTGATTGGGTTTATTATGTTTCACCTAGTAATGGTGTTACGTTGGAATATGTGCTTGTACGAGGTGATGGTGCGTTCCAGTTAGAGTATGATTCTACAGGTGTTGTTTTTGATGATGATGGATATATTAATATCAGTGATTTATTACCGTCTTTCATCCTATCAACTGTTGATAATTACCATACTCTTGTTAAACTATATGGCGATAATGTTGTGCCTAAACCTATGGTTAAGCTTAACAATAGAGAATTTATAGAACATTTATGTTTTACTAGAAATCACGGTGTTAGATGTCTTAATAATGATACTAATGAAATAGTTAAAATATTCTCAGTTATCGTCGATGTTGCAGTATCGAATAACCATAATTACACATTGGACAAATTGACACCAGTAGACGATAACAACGTACCGATTAAAAGTGTAACCAAACAATATGGAGGTGTGTAATATGTTACTGTCTAATGCATTAAATTCAACCAACGTATACGAAGCATATATAGAATATATTAAAGGTTTCGTTGCGTGTTTTAACCTAAACACTAATAACGTTAAGTTGACACACGATATACACATGTTTAAAATATCAGCAATTGACGGTAAATCTTTTATCAATTGCAATATGCCAAAAACTGATAATGATAATGGTTTTTACAAGATTAAAATTTATCGTGAACTTAACGGTTTAGATGAATCAACAACGCTTCGCGTTAAGTCAATGTCACACTTCTTTACTATGATTGACTTACGCGCATACTTACACCATGCTTACATATTATCATTAGTTAAAGACATGGTACACGTTTAATTATTGGAGAATATTATGAAATTTGACGATGCAAGATTTATCACTCAATATGTAAGAAGTGCTTGTATATATCACGGGTATACGATTCTACAGGACGGTAAAATTATTGACCCAAAAAATATTGTTGTTGATGACGAAGGTATACGTATTGTTGATGACAATATAACTCACGTCCTGTTTGTTAATGACGCTGATGAAGACGAAGGTTTGTATTGTCATAAGGATGTATGGGTTAATAGAACCTTTGTTGAGGACAGGTCATTTGTAAAAAATGTTGATATTAAAGATATGATAAAAGGATTAGTATAAAAAGCCCTTCTAAATTGAAGGGCTTTTTTTATTGAAAGTGTTATTAGTATGTGCGGTTAATACGCTGTGAACTTTCCAATGATAAGAAATACCTATAGTTGAACGTTACGTTGATTGTCAGTAAGTTATTAGTATTACCATACGATAACTCAACAGGTGATAGATTAGTAGGGTATGCTTGTATAAGCTTAATACCATGAACATCCTCACCTTCATCATTAATAATGTATAAGTTAACGTCACTAGTATATTCGTCGTAATAATTAACAGTGTTATCACTATAGTTCATGATAGCAGCTTGCCATGTCTCAAAATATTTTAAGCTGTCCATTGTTGCGTCTGCGTAAAAACTAAACGTTACTGGCTCATATGTTATACCGTAAGGAACTTTAAACTTAATATTATTTTGAGTTACTTCAAACGTACTAAAACCTCTACTCGGGATAGACATGGTATGGCATTTTATTGATACCGAATCCTTAGCGTTTAAATCACGTTCAACACCCCTAATGCTACCCGCACGGCTGTTAGCGTCAACCATGTTACCCACAGCGCCTCTTGGGAGCGACATTTCTATTCTGTACTTTGTTGGTTTAGCTACACCGTTCTCAAATGCTGATATAAATGACCATATATCAGCATTTGATTCACGTTTAATCAGTTCGTTAGTCTCGCCCGTAAAATTGCTAAAATTAACACCGTCACGCCCGATTATATTGGACACTAGGTTATATAGCGATATACCATTTGACACCAAATTTGATGAATTAATATTTATCATATACTACTTCCGTTTATTTTTGACACCAAAAACCTTATCCCATTTCTTACGCGCTTTTTTAACCTTTGTACCTTGTGCATCATTCCAAACTTGCTGCTGGCTTGCTTTCTTAAAGTCTTGTAGTGGTAACCGACCTACAGTAGTCCAAAAAGATGGTTTAATGATAGCGAACTTACTTCTAACGTGACTTGTCAAATAATGCTTGTACGTATGTCCAAACAGTGATGAATCGCCATAAGCGACTAACAAAGGCATAACCTTTTTAATATATGCCTTTTCGTCATCGCCAGCATCCTTTTTCATTTTGACCATTTCTTTAATAAGTTTTTTTCGTATTGGTGGTGGAATGTAATGCAGATTAATGCCAAAAAAGTTTTCACCATTCTCAATCTTGACCATTAGCACAAGTGGATTAACGTCATAATAAGGCAGCACGTTATCATCATCTTTCCATTTAGGGTCGTACTTAAACAGTGCTATCTCACCAATTGGTGGATATTTTTTAGTTGATACGTCAACCATACCGTCAGGTATTTTACTAGCTATTTTCTTAACGGCACCTTTAAACCACTCGACAGCTTTATTATCGTCTAATACACTCATATGTTGCATTGCCTATTATGTTGTGTTACTATTATTTAACAAGTTATTTATCACCTTATATTCATTGGAGTTTATTATGGAAATCAATATTACAAATATACGTACACACGTTGACACTTCAATCTTACCTAATAACAGTATTACTCACTTTGAGTATGGTAATTACACAGATGATAATTACGTTGCATTTTTCTTATGTAAAAGTAATGATGGTGTGCTTAGTGGTGAGAATAGTCCAGCTGACGCGGTCAGAGACGATGATGCGCAATATATCACACCCGATAATATTGGTTATAACAGCCCATCAAAAGACGTTATAAACAAGTATAATGAAAGCACAAATAAATGGGAATATGTGGTTAATGATGTTTATGCATACTACAGAATATTTAAACTACTATCCTTTAATCACAAACACACTTTTATAATTAAACTTATTAATACTGACATATCGGGTTTTGTTACATTAGACGATATACCATCAAATATTGTTACTAATTCATATCATAGTTTTAAAACCTTCACTGAGCTTAGCTTTTACTTGAACGAAATTAAAAATAACGCTCAACTTGATTATATCCGCTTAACACACAAATTGTATACTTTGCGCAGTCAGTAATGTACGTTTAAATGTTGCGTGTGGGGTGTTACTATATAATGGACTGTACTATGCCACAGCCCGCCAAATAATTGCAATGCTGACCCATAAGGGCTATGAACAACATGAACTATAAAGATGATAACGATATTAAAATTGTTGATTACCTACATTCTGTATGGGATACACAAATTACATCAGAGGAAAATAAAGCATGGTATTCGCAGTTTAAAGATGAATTTAAAAAGAGAAACGTGGCATTCATTGATACTATACGAGAATGTGGTTCATTTATGTTCGTGTTTAATAGCGCGTTAGAGGTAGATAGTATACAACTGTATGAATATCGTTGCAAACCTAAAAAATATTATTGCAACGATATCGAAATAACAGTAGAACATCTTATACACATAGCACATCTAGAAATAACTGGTATGTTATCGTCTACCCCTCAAACTCGCGTTTAACCAATTCTAAATTTGCAACAAACATCTGCTTATTGAGAATAAAACCAATAGCAGTGACTAAATGTCTACCGCTTCTTTTTGGGTCCATTTGTGACCTATCAAAGTAATCCTGTTTAGGTATTTCTACCATAATGGATTTACCTAACAAATCAGCAAATTCCATATTACCACTGGTTTGTATCAGTAGCTTTTCTTGCTCTAGTTTAAAAATAGATGAACGCCTACTTGGTAGCCAAGTGTTATAATCATTTAGTTCGCTATCACCGTCATCCATTATATTATGATGCATCGGTTGGAATATTGCGTGCGCGCTTGTATCCTCAGTATAATCCTCACCGTCACTTAACTTTTGCTTGTCCTCTGTGTTAGTGTATGTTTTATTTGTCCATTTCTTATTAGTGTAATCATATGTTGATACGTTATTCCCATAAAAACCACTAGCTAAGTTGAGCGCACCATCATAGTGCTCTACTTCATACTTGTTTATTAGGTATGGATAATGCAATGACTCGCCAACAGCAGCAGGTAAATACTTAAATTTAATATCAACCGTATCATCATACATATCAGCAATACTTTTAACAGCAAATTCAGTGTTGCTTGTTTGTACTAACAAATAATCCGCAACATTATTTTTATGGCATGATTTTAATAACTGCCCAAATGTATTAAATGCCGAATTAGCAGATGACATAAAATTAACTTGCCCATTACTGCCGTCAGTAGTGCACGTGTACCCACTAAACACTTCACCGAACATATCAGCAATTAATTGTGAAGGCTCACCAACAAGACTACGACTAAAACGTTTGGTTATGTTTTTTAACATTGGCTCCATAGCAAGATATAACGTGTAGCCAATGCTGTGTTGCGTGAAGTGAACTTTATCACCTATTTTATACAGTACAAAGTTAAAATCCTTACTTTCCTTTTGCAAGAATTTATTACTGGTTTCTATCGTTATCATCACCTTAGCGTTTTTTTTCATTGGTAACGTGTTTATTAAGTCGACACTATCAAGAAGAGAAACTTTGGCACTCCAACAGGGGTTGGTTATGTCCAAGTACACCTCAGCAATTGTAACTCCTTCTGTGATATCCTTACCATCAACTGTTACCTTAAAGTTACTATATCCAAAATTACGCATTATAAGTATTTCAACCTTTCGTTGTATATGTTGATGAATTCCAATATCTTTTCTTCTTTGATGGTATAAATGACTTTCTTTTCCTCATTTAATTCCGCTTCATATTCGTAATTGGTTTTAAATGTTATCTCTGCGGGTAGCTTCATCCCTTGGTCATACAAGTATTGCATATCCTTTGACAGTTTATGCGGAACGTATTCGCGTGTGCTGACATAGTAGAAACTTTGTGGCGCATCAGGGTTATCGTGCTTAAAGTCTGCGTATCTACGCAATTGTGATGGTGCCATATACCAATCTTGATATGGATTAACAACATCGTTCAACAAGTACAATATCCAATAGTATTCGCTTGTATCATACAGCGCTAAACTTGCTTCTTGTGCGCTTTCACCTGATAGTGCGTAGCGCTTTAAATACTCTGTTTTTATATCAGTGATATCAACATGTACAAGGATATTAGTAACATCCATATCCAGTTTATCAATAGTGTAATTTATGGTATTCTTTTTATATTTCATTATTAAAATCCTTCATCAACGTCACCTCTTACAACTAATTCTAATTCACTCCAGGATGTTGTTACAACTATTTGACTTGGAAAACCATTTCTTAGTGTAGTGAAACTTCCAGTACCAGTGTAGTTAACATCAATTTTTGTACAAGCGGCCTTTTTAAATTTATTGAGCCATTGATTTGGTCCACCTTTCCACATGTATTTTATACTACATTCGTATGGATATGATAGATATGCGCCGTGTGTCTTATATGCTGGTAATGCCATTCTACGCATTTCAGATATAATAGTATCAATCAAAACACAATCAGCTTCACTCATTGGTGTGAAACGGAATACAAAGTCAAAGTTACGAAAGTTGACACCTCGGAAAATAGCTGTCACATAAGGGTTTGGTATTTTACCTGCTACACTACCCATTAAACCCTCAGAGCTTGCTCCACCACCCAATCCTTTGTTAGCGACTTCGCCAGCGTTAAAAATCATAGCATTACCAACACGCGCCTTTACAGCTTCTGTCATGCTATCAATACTTTGTGATTCTGTGTCACTACCGATAAACTTACGGATGCCTTGTCGCATCAAATCACCAGCCATACCAAACTTCTCGTTATCCCAACTAACAGTAGACGGTTGTGAAATACCTTCTGGCATCATAAGTGATATATTAGTCTCTGGAAATAATGACCCTAAGTCGTTTTTGTAGAACTGGAAGTTAATGTAAGCTGGATTTAGGTCTCTATTTACTAAATTACTTGGAAATATTAAGTGCTTAGCCATATTATATACCATTTTATTTGTATTTAAGCAATAAAAAATCTCCCTACGTTAATAGAGAGATTTTAAAAAGTGGTTATTAAGTGGGTTAGAAATAACATACATCGCAATCCTGTGATACAAATATATCGTGTATGTCTGTATTGGTGAATAAATCAATAAGACTAATGTCGTCAACTCTATGTATTAGTGCATTAGTGCCACTCATTCTAATATCAAACATTTCTACATACAAATACTTGTCACTCATTTGTAAATTAATGTGGTAGTTGTCTAATGTAATTTGTACCAAGTCAAGTTTAGAATTATAGTTCTTACGTAATACACGCTCTAAGATGTAATGATGGTTTAATACTAAATCACTTATAACATCTAATGCAATAACCTTATCATCGTTAGATAATTTTTTCATAATAATCTCCAATAGTGTATCATTAATTTATAGTAGCGTGGACTGACAATATGACAGTCCCGTTATTCTTATTGAGTAATATAAGGTGAGTTCTCAGTAGTAAGGATATAATACATTACTTGATGTGTCTCTTAACGTTATCGACATGCATCAATATATCTATAAAAGTAACACACTCAACTGAGAACAAAGTAGTAATATCACAGCTATCTATATTTGAACCATTGTCAAAAACACCAAAGTATAAAATTTCTTGCAACGAAAAGTTAAATTCGATTTCTATGTTTACACCATGTTTGATATTTTTAACAAATACAGTGTTAGACATTGCGTCTACTTCAAACTTAATAGTATCATCGCAAATATCAACGCCAAAGTTATGCATGATTGACTTGGCTAATACTTCTGCTTTATATTCATTTGACATAATATGTAACTCCAATAATATAAATAATTGTTTGTTGAGTGACGGTAAACACCTCTTTTCCCAACCTACATAAACATTATAGCAAGTATAACCACATCTGTCAAATAGTAATTGTAAGTGAATGTAATCAGTCCTCGTGGTCATCGCGTTACTAACTTCGCAATCCTTATAGACTTCAAAAGTATAATAGTAAGTAATGTTATAAACAACTAAGGTACTATAACATGTGGACATATAAAGGCAAAGAATTCAAAAGTGAAGACATTGATAAAGCATTCGGTTTCATCTATATTATCACTGATACAGAAAGTGGTAAGAAATACATTGGTCAAAAACATTTCTGGTCAAAAAAGACAGTGCAAAAGAACAAGATTAAAAAGAAAGTAAAATGCGAAAGCGATTGGAAGAGATATACATCAAGTAGTGAAATACTAAAAAAACAGGACAAGGTTAAGCTAAAAAAAGAGATACTATTTCTTTGTATCAGTAAAGGCCAAATGAACTATGTAGAAACATTAGTTCAAATGGACTTACGTGTTTTGGAAGACCAAGCGACTTGGTTAAATGGTATTGTGAATATGAGGTGTCATCATACACACCACAAAATTGAGAAAATTATTGATAGGGATGATGATGCATTAAAGACACTGTATGCAGAACACTATATTCCGTTTGTTTAATCGCGGTTAATGTAATAAGACAGGTTACTATGTACATAAATATTAAAGGATTCCCCTTCACCTTTCTTATCAACAAACGTACGACTAGAATCTAATGTATCAAGTACCATACGAAGTGTTCCATAAGTCAGTTTAATTTCACCACTTGAATTATAATTATCGTCACGCATTCGGTAATCATGGCTAATATTGTCAAAGTCACCAGATGCGATAATTTTACGCGCTTGGGATTTGGTTACCTTGTCTTTATTTGCAACGCTACCAACCGATTTGAAGTTCTTTAACATGGCTGGATTAAAGCATGCAACAGACATATTCTTCGAGGTTGATAATCGAACATCCTCAATAACACCAGTATCAACTAAGCGTTCTGCTGTTTCTACAATACCATCAATACTAGTAAGCGCATCAAAAAAACCACCATCAGCTTCTGCTTCTTTGCTTATACTAATACGGTGCACATTGCCGTTACCTGCTTTACCATATTTTGAAGTATCGACCACATATAATGCGCGGTTACGTCTATCACGTTTAAATGACCACTTACCGTCAGTTGTATAGCAATCACCGCCACCTATTCTATACCATTCTTTAAATTCTGATAATGTACCAACCATATGTGTATCACCATCAACCTTAAAACTAACAGCTTCAAGTAATGGTTGAGCAACACCTTCGTTTAAATATTCTGAGAAAGAAATCATGTGTACCTCTATTAAATTATATTGTGTATCGTATTTACTGTACATGATAATCATAAATCCCATTGGATAAAACATTTGACATATAAACAGCAACATTGAACTTCAACTCGCTCATTGTAACGTTAAACATAAAAACCCCAATAATATAATTAGTAAACTACCTATCTCCCAACCTACGTACTAATTATAGCAATATTGGAGCCACCAGTCAAGAAAAACCGTATCCACCATCAATGCGTTCGATGGCTTCATCATAATTGTCAAAAACGTAATAGTCCCAATTTTCAAATTCATCATCTACGATAATATTCTTAAGACGATTAACATTCATATCCTGACCTTTATAATCATTACTTATTTTGTCACGCTCGACTATATAAGAACCTTCAATGGCTCCATGACCATATCTAACTTCTTTACGTAAACGCACTAACCAAACATCATTTACGTCCGGTGTAATAAACACACTGACATAGCCATTATTCTCGTACTCGCTATTATTAGTGAATGCGTATGTTGTAACGTTTGTTGTTTTTGCGAATTCAAATTTCATAATAAACTCCAATAATTTAAATTAATTTATCGTACTTGATAATTATATCAATTTACCACTACAAAGTCAACAACTAAAACAAAAAAAGTGGACACACGTTACATGCATCCACTTCGTTAATAAGCTATTTACTATTAAGAGTTAAGTGTTTTACATCTGTTCCAATCTGTTCTTCTGTTAAGCTCTCTGTTTGTTGGTGGTAATGCTTCTTTGTATATATCAAATTGAATGTCGCCTCCATACTTTAGCACGCGCTCATAAAAGGCTTTGTTGATTCTAATTGGATAAAAACTCCAGTCGTTATCCATGCCATCAAAAGCATATGAACCGTTATTAATAGCGTCATTATATGTGGACATATGAGATGTACCAACACCTAAAATAATGTTTTGTTTTTTATCTAAAATGCAATAATGTAATGCCATATTATGCTGCCTTGATAAATTCATTTAAGTTATAGAGTCTGTGGTCGCAATCAATACCAACATTAAAACGATTCTCCATCATGTTTGGGCCATAGTTATGAGTATGCCCATGCAAGTGTATTGCTCCGTGGTGCTTGCAATCCCATGTCTCAATAGGATAATGGAATAATACTAATTTGACTTTGTTTACTCTAAACGAATCATAATGTCCAATAACCTCATGTGGTGTCCCTTTGCATATACTACGAAGTTGTTCCATCTTGTCATGATTACCAATGATGAATTTCCACTTACCGTTTAGCTGCGAGACAATTTCTTCAACATCCGCATATTTAGTTTTCTTGCCACATGTTAAATCGCCTAGATGCCAAACAGTATCATTTTGCTTAACTGGTTTGTTTACAATATTATTAATCCAATCGTTATGGTCGGCAATCTTACATGGCCTGTTACAGTGTTCAATAATATTATCATGATTATAGTGTAAGTCGCTTGTAACATAAATATTATTCATAACCATTATCCTCTTCATCGCTTTTACCATAAGTGGCAGTTCTTAACAACGTGCATCTATAGCATCCACCCATGCCATCATAATCATCTAATCCATATGCGGCATTGTGTAGGTTGGTATCACTACAACTTGTTCGGTCATGTTGTGGCGCAATCATGTTAACGTAGTTTATTCTTAATTCTTCTTCATCATTGCGTTCTACTGATAAGTTGTCAACCAACGGAAATTTAACTATCAATTTATCACGTAGTTCAATCATTTGCGCATCACTACATTGTACACTCATACCATATGATGGACCCCAATTTAACGACACGCTGTTGAAGTTGTCAGTATACATAATAGAGATATTATTCTTATTAGCACTTTTGATAATATCATATGCATATACATGTGACATTGTTTCCATAATATCAGTCTTCACATTATTAATAAATATGTAATAATCGTCTACGCTTAATGAATCCGTTTGGTGTCTATTTCTAAGTTTCCATTCATCGTTTGCGCTTACAAGTGCTTGCGCATACGTCATAATGCGGTCATCAGTTTCTAGTTCTTCTGTAGTAAATCCACATGTTAATGCTAGTTTAGTTAGACTGTCTGTTACAACTACTGGTTTCATTAGACCACCTCAATAAATACTTCAACATCAATAGTATAAACGCATTTTATAGTGACTTGTGTTGGATACGTTGTAGGTAACGGTGTTTCAATGTTAAACATAATTTCCTGTATATCTACTTCACCGTTTGATAAGTGATAATATAACCCCATACTGCCTAATTGCCTATAAACAAGATTGATTAATTCTTCTATACTATTAACGGTTAGGATTGTGCTATTAGTTTCACTCATAATGATGCTCCTTTTAATGCATACTTATTTTCACATAATGTAAACAAGAACTCTGTAACATCATCAAACTCGTCTTGCAATACTGCTAGTTTTATCTCCTCGTCATATAATAAATGATACAACATGCATAAAGGTAAATGCGAAGCGAATAAATGCTCAGAACTACGAATTACAGACTTATATTCAGGTAAGAATTCAAGCTCATATACTTCTAGTAACTGACTAACATTAATACAGTCTTTAGCAATTTCATTTATACCCTTGTTAATGATACGCGCTTTCATATCAGGCGACTGGTTATAATCTAAAACAAAGTTTTGACCTGTGAATAAAGTGTTCATAATATGCCTCATGATTTAAATGAAAAATTAGTGTACAGGTTCATTATACACTAATTGTTAGACTTGTAAAGTATTATTTCATAATACGTTTTAGTTATTTGTCCATACTTCGATTGAAGTGCATGTAATATAACACAATAAATACACATATCAACTATTATTTTTGTTTAAGTACAAGTAATCCAAACTATAACTATAAAGTGATATTATGCAAACAGAACACATAACCGCGGAAAATTATCAATATAAGTTACCATTTGACAATAAAGAAGGCAAAGACGTTTTTCGGTACATACCGCATGCACCAGAGATTGAGGATGTTGACGAGGATTTTAAAGAAAAGAACTGCTATAAGAACGATACTTTTATTAGGGGTGCGTATGTCAGTTACCCATACACTAAAGAACATCTTGATGAAATGAAACGTTGCAAAGACGATTCTTTTTACTTTATCCAAAATTACGTAAGAATTAACACGCTTGATTATGGTGTACGGTTATTTGACCCTTTCCAGTATCAGAAAAATATGATTAAGATGATGGACGAAAATCGTTTTACAATATTTACAACTTCACGCCAAGCGGGTAAATGCGTGCACGGTACTACTGAAATAACAGTGCGTAATAAAACCACTGGCTTGATAGAAACAGTTGAGATAGAAGATTTCTTTTCGCGTTTTGAGTAACCACAAAAAAGGAGTGTAAACACACTCCCAAATAACGTAGCGTTAACTACTAGGCAACCTCACCATACAGTGATACAACCAAATCTTTTAATGCTTTAAGTCGGTAATCATATGCTGGATAATATCCCAATTTAACTTTTCCATACGTTGAACGCGCCATACCAACTTCATCTGCAATTTCATCACCGATGAAATCTTTATTAATTATGTGGTGTAAAGCAACAAAGCGTTTATTGTTAGTGCTTGCTGAATGTTGGTCACGAACGTTACAGGTTGGTTTCATATAAATATTCCAATTATTAAAAGTTGTTGTGTTAACTAAATCCTACAAAACTAATTATACACGATTATTTAGGGTTGTCAATTACAAAGGTGGATTAAATGTTTTTAAAGTATAGCGTAATGCTCAATATTATTTTAGTTATGTTATCAGTGACTTTATTTTACAAGTACGACAAAACAGTAAAAGAAGTAGAACTGGTTAAACTTAATTGCGAATTATCAATAACCGAATCTAACAATGATATTATTAAGGATAACATAATAGAACTTACACGTATTAAAGCATTACAAGATAAACAACATCAAAAATTCTTAGAGGTCAACGATGAACTTATTAACACGCAACAAAAATTCAATGCTGACATTAGCGCTGTTAACGCTACTAATGAGCGGTTGCTCATTGATGCACAAGAAGCAAGAAGTAAAGCCTTTACCACAGATATCAAATCTGACAACCGTTCAGAAGCCTTACGTGAATATGCAACTATTAGAGAAGGATTACATGATGAATGTAAATATTCACTTATTGAGGTCTCAGAAGATGCTACAAGACTTCAGCAAAAAGTATTAGAATTTGATAAAAAATGGGATATCCAAAGTGATACTATACTAGGATTATCAGCCAATAAAAAAGCCGACACTAGTGACTTAGTACCGGCTCAGTAGCAATTAAAACATTTTCTATGCTGCTAACTCTTTAAGTTTTACCACACGTAGCGAAGTACCTCTGTGGTTTTTAAGGACTTTCAAAGCCATTGACGAATCAAGTTCAGTAACTGTCTTTTTAAGACGTGTAAGTTTTTTCTTGTTAGAAATAACCCACGCTTTAGAATTAACTTGGGTAATACCATCATAACTATAAATGCGGTTACACGACATACGATTAAGGTCTAATGCGGCACGTATAACTGTGGTAGTGTCGTGTGTTTGGCGATTACTCATAATGTTTCCTTTGATAATTGATTTAAGATTGTATTACTTAACGTTGATTGTAATATCACCAACAAAGTTCAATGGGATATTAACAACAACTGACTTCTTCTTAGCGGCTGATTTCTTAACAGTAGTAGACTCTCCTAATACCGATTTACCATGCATTTTAACTTCTTTGATATCTAAAATAGATGGACGAACTTCACTTTTAACTAACCGACTCATTGATTGCAAAATATCAGCATCAGCATAGAAGTATCCCAACTTGATTTTTGAAAATGATGAAGTTGGGATACTAAGTTTATTTGCAATAACACCATCACGATATTTCGATGATAATGTTTCGTGTAGTTTAACGAATTTTTTGTTACATCTGGTGTGGTTGTACTGACCGCGAAATGCCATAAAATATCCTGTTTGATATAAATTGTTACTTGATTGTGTTGTTAAGTATAAACACTTTTAATATTAATGCAAGCTATTTTTTAACATTACGTTTATTACGCTTTCTGATAAGCGCCATTTGAATTTTATCAACAACCATCATAACAAGTTTAAAAACGAATACTAATAATACGCAGGCGATAAGAATTACAAACAATAATAAGAACGGTCCCCAAATTGGTGAAAGCACCATTAACCAACTCATGTCACTAAAATTAAAAACTTTGGCTGCTGCAAATATCGCTGTCAACATAACAAAGATACTCGTGCCACCAACATATACTGGTGATGTTGAACTTTCTTTACGCATGATACTCCTTAACTGATTAATTAATAATAACTAAATAACTATACACGTATAACTATGAGATGTCAATAACTATTATGGCTGGATATCCTAAACCAAAAAGGTTCAAACCCGAAAACCCGAAAAAATATGTTGGTAAAGTAAATGACATTATCAGTCGTAGCAGTTGGGAAACAAAAATGTTCCATTGGTGTGACAACAACCCTAGCGTGGTACGTTGGAACAGCGAGGATGTTATTATACCATACTTTAGCAATGCTGACGGTAAAATGCGCAAATACCATATTGATGTTTACGCTGCTATTAAAATGAAAGACGGCAGCGTAAAACAATACATTATAGAAATAAAACCTTACGAGCAAACGATTAAACCAAAAATGCGCGGACGTAAGAAAAAAGAAACATATCTAAAAGAATGCTATACATTCCAAGTTAATACTGACAAGTGGCAACATGCAACGGCATGGGCTAAGCAAAACGATATGGAATTTATCATAATGGATGAATATTCACTTGGTCTAAAAAAGAGAAAACCATAATGCTAAGTGACAAATTAAAAATACATAACCTTTGCTAATGCATCCATCGAATATCTGTCTAATCTCATAGTGTTTTTCTCGGTTGAGTAAACCGTTTCTTTAACAATAATTTTTTGGTGTATATTTCTCTGTATATATGTAAACACTTTATCGTTAGATTCTAGTATAAATACGTCCTTAATTGGCTTGCCATGTTTATCTAAGCAAATCATGCCAATACGGTCCGCATTCATATTAGAACGCTCAAAATCAAAATTCTCATTAACGTGTGACATAGTTAACTCCAGTCATCATAACAATACTTGCATAGGTTGTCAAGTAACTATCTTCTTTTATTCCATTGTAGTTCACTCCATTCAGTAGTGCTATCATGATGACCTAGTTTATCTGTCGATACCAACCCATTTTTGATAGTAATGCGAATATGTCGACCATCATCAGCAAATAGTAAATCACTTTCATCAACTTGTATAAGGTCAGTAATATATCCCACTGCTATACTTTTATTAACACCACCGTTTCCGTAGTGCTTACTATAAGGGGCGTATATGCCGTCATCAAAATAAAATACTGGATACAGTGAATGTGTTACATTAGGTCCAAGATGAACACGCTCTAGCTTGATATATTTTAGCATGTTGTTGGTACTATGTACATTAATAAAAAAATCATCTACTATTCTACGCCTACGAAAAATAGTATTAAAATAAAAACGTGCAATGTTCATTGCTGCAATGAAATTCAGTGCAGCAAATACAGCACCAACAACGCAAGCAAAAAGAAATCCTACAGATAAACAAAATATTATAAAATCCATGACCATAATTCTTAACCCTCATAATCTATTTGGTTGTTTTAAGTGTAAACGTAACAGTATCTTCTTGTTGATTGCACGCGCTAATTCACAGCGTTTAATTATACCATAATATAATAGTCAATTAATATTGTTTATATTAACACTCTTCTCACATATTGTACATATAAAAAAAGCCTAACACATTACGCATCAGGCTTTTTTGTTACGATAGTATTTATTTCTGACTTATTAGTTTAATCAGTTTACGCCACACGTACATAGTTGTGTTTGGCAAGTGTAGTATTACTAAAATAATAACAATTGTTGCTATAATTATATAAGTATTCACTCGTCATTACCTAAAAAATCATCGCCACCATCCCAATCATCGCCACCACCTAACATAGTTTCATTAGTATCAACTTCGTCGTGAATTAGTTTACCACTGCTAATTTGATACATAGTTTCCACGTCTGAATGGAATTTCTCTTCTGCAAACAAAGGACCCCAGAATTTAGAACTATTGGTATCTTTGGCGCGCCACTTCTGGTCTTCTTGTACACCTTCAATAACTCGACTATACCAACCATTTGATGGTTTTTTAATATAACCTACATTCATGCCCACTTCTAGCATACCAGTATACTTATTCATACCACCGTCAAAACGCATTTCGATTGGAAACTTAGATTTCTCTTTACAGTAACGACTTTTCTCAACGTTCATAATCAAGTTAAATCCAGTAATTTCTTTACCTTCTTTTTCTTGTTGTCGTCCCATAATGAACACTTGGTCACTTGAATACATGATACCTGAACCACCAGAAACAACAGCTTTTGAAAACAGTTCCATTGTTTGATATACATGCGCTACCCCAACCATAACAATTTTCATGATACGCAAGTAAGGTGTGACAATACGTGTTAATGATTTTAGTTCTTTAGCACGTGTCATATCAGCTTTGGCTTTACCTTCTAGTGCATCCTCTGCTTCTTTCTTACTTGCTAAGTTACCTAAGCTGTCAATATAGATAAACACTTTCGCACCTGGATATTCTTTCTTAATCATATCAAGTTGTTTAACAAGGTCAAACTTCAAGTTTTCAATGTTAAGAAGTGGCATATGCAAGATACGTGAAGTATCAATATCCAAACTGTCAAAATATGATTTAGGTGTACCGAACTCACTGTCATAAAATAACATGATAGCATCAGGATACTTGGTCATATACGCTTTCGCGCACACGTTAGACAGTACACTCTTACCATGTTTACTAGGACCCGCAAACAATGTCAAACCAGGTTTTAGTCCACGTCTTAAACTACCAGAGAACGCTAAATTCATTAGCGGAATATCAAGTAGAACATCCTCTTCGTCAAAAAATACACTGTTATCCAAACCATCAGTGCCTTCAATAATACTGTTTTTCTTTAACGCTTTTAGCATACTACTCATATAATTCCCTTAAAAGAATGTTTTTCTGTTATGTGATTTCTTCTTGCCTACGCTTGTATCCTCAGTGGTTACATTAGCGCTTGCAACTAGACCATTATCAATATTTTCTCCATCACCAAACTTAAATATTGAACCTGAATGACGAATGTTATAATTTAATAGTTTAGTAAATGATTCAAGCGGACGCATAAACGTCACTTCAAACATATTTTTTCTGTCTATGTAATTGTCAAGATTAAACTCCTTTGGTAATTCATCAGGATAACCAATTACAGTTGAGTTAAGTGGATTTCCGTCTACTAGGTCAAGGTACTTAATTTTACTGCCGCTTTTGATTATGGGGTGGTTCTTAGTATGGATATCACTACTTCTAACAAAGTTGTTATATGTTATAGCAGCGCGTACATGTTTAGGACAACGCTTGATAGGTTGATTGTTTTCGTCACTCCATTTCTCAATCCCGTTAACACCTTTTGGATATGCAATTTTATTAGGATGTAGGTTTTTATAATCATTTCTAAATCCCTTAACATACTTGCGCAAACCGTCCTCGTCGCGTGTAACCATATATTTAATACATTCTGTTAGGCTGTTACGTATGACCGCAGGTGTAGAAGTCCTATTGGTTTCAATACCAAGCATTTTAAGTTTAGGCTCTGTATAACGTACGTGCTCCATATCATATACGTTTAATATATAGTTCTTTTTAGCTCGGAAAATAGCACAATCACAAATTGCCTCGCGTTTCATTATCAATCTGTTTTCCATACCGTTTAAGTATTCTGATAACTCACCGTAAGATTTTTCTATAAATGGTTCAATATTATCATGTACGTATTCGTCAATTATTGTTATTACTTCATTAGTATCAGTATTGACTGGTAAACTGTCAACCAATGGTGCAACTGTAAAATATAGACTATCAGTGTCACCATAAATTGTATAGTCTATATTATTAGTTTTAAATTGTTCATTTAAAAAACCATTAAGCTTTTTCTCCATATATTTAATTGCCAATTGACCTGTAGACGTAACAGCTTCTGCTATCTCACGTTTGAAATAACGAAAGCCTTCATTTCCAATCGCACCATAACCCAAGATATTAATTCTGAACCGATAACTAACCTCAGAATAAAAGTATTTTACTACTTTTGCAACATGTCACCATGTTGATTAGACTATATCATGACCCATTCTCCAGGGCCCTCACCGTTTCCAATACTCTTGTATTGTACTCTACTAACTGCGATTAAGCGCTTTCGATAGTCGTTGCACGCATCCCGTAGGACTTTGTACATGATTGTCTTATTGTGGCTCAATAAGAGTTCCCATGTTTAGATGAGTTATTCACTTACACATTACCATGTAAGGCAGCAGTCTTGTTTTACTTGCTTTTACTGTTTGCAAGAATCTTGTAGGCGTATTGTAGTGCGTCTTCTCTGCTAACATCGTTCTCTAATTCAGCTATGCGTTTATTAATAGACGCAATATCTTTATACATACTTTAAATATTCCTTATCTTTTGATACGATTGGATTATCGTAATTAAATATGTAACGTTTATCAGTATATTGTTGATACATAATAAACTTAATATCACTTAATTCCATCTTTAATCATATCCTCTCTGAGAGCATATAACTTTTGTAACTCTCTTTCGCTGTCTTTCATACCACTCTTAATAACACTACGAGTATCAAACAAGTTTTCCATAGTGGCTGCAATAACACCAATTTTGTCTTTTGAATACAATGTACCATTAGCAGCAAGGCAATAATCTTTTTCGTGTGCTATTTTGGTACTATATTTCATATCTATCATACTGTTTAATATATCGTCTACGTGCTCCTTTGATTTCATCACAAGAGTTTCAGCGCTCATGTTTAGCATCATTATGATAGATGGATACAAGCTTTTTAAATCGCCACTAACAACCCAGTCAGTGCGTCCTAATACAGGTTCTTTAACGTGACCACCCATATAACTTTCACCGCCCTCAGCGTATACTTTAGGAGGTATGACAATGCTATCTCTATCAAGTCTAGCGTAAATCATATTGTCCCATGGTTGCACGGTTGCAAAAATATCACTTGGGTTACTACGGCTTACGTGTGCAAATGATAACGCCACCTGAATAAAGTTTAGCTTGTTATCAAGTTTAGATATTAATACAGTATCAGTCTCGTTATAGTCAATAAATGTGTTGAAGCTGTCCTGTTTAACTTTTTGGTTAACATCATCATATAATTTCTTAAGCTGTTCAAAACTCAACTTGTCAAGATGGTTCTCGACAAGCATTTCATACTTTTTTAAATTCATATATCACCAATGTTAGATGTTAAAAAAGGGCACCTAATTATTATAGGCGCCCATTAGTATAACATAAAATTTTATAATAGCAAGATATAATTAGATTTGCAATTTCAATTTATTAGCAGCACAATACGCACGCATAGCTTCATCAAGCAAAAGTTTATTATAACCAATCTCTATTGAATACATGTCATTTACTAGCACCAGCGGCACTAAATTACCTTTCATATCAACATTAACCTTTGCGATAGGTTTTATATTAGTATCAAAAGTTGTCTTAGTTATATATTTCATATCATGGTTTTTATCAAAATGATATAGAATGATAAAATCATCTGCGTTTGGTTTGTAGCTCATATAATACTCCAAATAATAAATTAGTTTTTATAGATAGTCTACGATAGTATTACCTGGCGTTCCGAACATAATTTTCGTATGTTGACCACCACCAAGTTCACGACTGTAAAAATACTCTGCTAGCTCTGGATACTTCTTAGGATAAGCCGGGTCGACATGTTCAGTGTTCAGTTTCTTACCTAGAATATCGCGTGCGTCATCAACTGTCTGTGCATACTTAATCGCTTCTGACATACCAATTGAGCGCACAACAAATTTGAGCATACCGGCACTAGTTTCACCCATTGAACGGTCAAATTCATTAGATACCAAATCAGCCAACGCAATCGCGCCTTGCTTTGTTTGGTTTGTGAAACTAGCTACTGACTTACGACCATTTTTGTCTTTGTACAACTTACCGGCAATGATTTCACCGTTTTTTCGAATCAGTTTCCAAAACGTAATATTAAGCATATCTTCAGGACTATCAAAACCAGACCCTTTAATACCACCAATCTTAGCATATGAGCGTTGAACTAAGTCCCATACTACTAACTTGTGTTTTTCTTTCTTCTCGTTATCACCAATGATATTAATGTAACGTTCGTTAAGGTCGTTACCACTATCGCGTTCATGTAAGTAATCTTCAAATGCAACTGTCATTATTTATTCCTTTCTTAGTTTATCAAGATAATACTGGATATTTATACTTTCCGACGTCCTGAATCCCATCAATTATATCAGGGGTCCGGCAAATACGATGGTGTCCATTGTCAAAGTATTTAACGTCATAGTTATCAGGGAAGTTATCAAATACGGCTTTAACTCCATTGTAATCAATGACTTCATCATCTTTCTCAACCAATACAGCAACATCTGCCTTACTTGGAATGAATTTAGTATTGTCATCGCAAATCTCAGGACGGTTCAATGTTGGGTTAATACAAGGACTAATCAATACCGCATTATGTCCATATTTTACACTCATTGCGTTTGCAATGTAAGCGCCCATACTGTGACCAACAACAATAACGTCTTCATAATCACTCAAATCTTCAACCGCTTTACTAGCAATTGCGAGGGCGTTCTCCAAGCCATCATCATAGTCGATTGCAACAGCAACCTTATTAGTGAAAATGATATTAGTGAATTTGTCAGTATTAACACTACTGCCATATCCGTGAAAAAACAAAATGATAGAATCTTTCATTAACTTATCTCCTTAAAGATTTATTATAACATAATATATACTATGGCACAACCGTAGAACCCTTACAATTGCGCGTATGTGAAATCATCAAGTTCATCAATAACACATTGTAAACCATTATCTTTGAAACGGTTGTAAAAGTAATTAACTTCCTTTGAACTCAAATTATACCCTATGGATAAATCATGAAGAAACTTAGAAGTTAGTTTTGATTTCTTGGAATTATACTCGCACACGGCCGCTTTAAAGTCATCTTCAGCAACGACAACTTCGCGCACTGAATAATCAATAACAGTTTCGCGGACAATGGCTTTTTTAACGCCTAACATATCATAGTAAACATATGCACCTTCAACCGTTTCGCGCATGCCTACAACTCGACCTAACTTGTAATAGTAGATGGTTGTGAACATTGACTGTGTTGGTACTGGTGTATCGTTCATTGTATATTTATCTAAGTTATTCATAATAATTCTCCTATCATTTAAACTGTTTCTCAAAACTACCACTAAATTATATAACAGCCACAAAAAAGTGTAAAGCTATATTACATAACTTTACACTCAATGATTTAAATTAAATTGTTTCGACTGATTGATAATCAATAACAGTAATAGGTACAGGTTTAACTTCAAAGTATTCAGTACCGTCAGTATCAAATCCGTAATAACTTTCGTAATACCCGTGACATAACAGATATCTACCACTAGGCATATGTTTTACTACTTGTTCCCAATGGTCACCGTCGCCTTCTCCGCCTTGACGCCTAACAATTTCGTATAACGTTTTTTCATCAAACGCACGTAACTTGTCTTCTAGCGCATCAGTACGTTCTCGCATTTCTACTCTATCGTCACCGTTAGTTTCAACAAAATCACTAAATTGATACATAAATTCGTCTGCAAAAAATACTCTAAGCTCATTCATAACATCTTTAAAAGTTTCAAATGATAATTCTTTACCATGTACCATTTCTTCAAGTGTGCTGATAACGTCTTCGAATTCCATAGTGTTTTCCTTTTTGATAAAATTATATGTTACTAGTTTTTAACTACATTGTCAATTATAATATATAGCAATCTGCACTATCAAGATGATACTTATTAACCATTACTTTTTCCTGTATTACTTTATCCCATTTATCATGTACCCACATTTCACTATACAGTTCTTCAAAGCGCGATTGTTGATAATACTCGCCACTGACTTTATCAACATATATGTTAAAGTCAAAATAACTGCCGTGTTCAAATGACTCTACATATTCCATGCGCTCGTCAAACGCATTGACATCATCCATGAGCAAATAGCAAACAGTTACATCATATGCAAACTTTGTGCGTAATACCAGTAAGACTTCTTGTGGTAGCATATATTCACGGTTAATAAAACGATTATATAATTCTCTCATAACATAAGCCTAAATGTTGGTGTATTGGGTAACAGTAACTTCAGCGGTTTCGTATTGATATAATTGCACCAAATCAATGCAACAACCATCCATCAACACAAATAACATATCATCACGTGCTAGTTCTTTGTTGTTTAAGAAATCGTTAATTAAGTTTTTCATAATGTTCGACACTCGTATTGTACATTTACAAGCTCTACTTTATCCCAATACTCCCAGTTTTCTGCTGTGCCATTAAGTCTATATAAGAAACCAAATGATTTAATGATAATATAGTTATAAGGCCCTTCCATTGATACGTCAATAATTTCAATGGTGTCAAGTGAAATAACATGATGCATATATTTACATGCGTCTGTCATCAATTTCTTATCTCTTACATCAAACAGAACATTATTGTTTAAAAATTCAGCACCACTAAACTATGTTCAACAGACATTCTGGCGCACACGATGTGACGTTGTTCTTTTGATAATCCTGCTAATTCATAACTACTCATAATCATTCTCCAATAATAAAATTTATATTAAACAGTATTGCTAGTACGGAGTATATACTGTTATTGTTTTTTCATGCGGCATAACTCTAGTCCAATTACCTATTTCGTATGATAGTGTATCGTATATCCTGTTAGGATACGTAAACATATAATATACATCAGTATGTATACATTGCACAACTAAACAATCCTCTTCATCATCATCGCTACCTATAGACTCATATTCAAACATATTCCAAAATGCTTCATATAGTAACGAATGGTTAACAATAATATCATCAACGATTACCGTCTCAATTGTATCAGCATCATTTAAATCAATTTTTACAAGCGTGTTTAACAAATCAAGCAAGTCAATATTTTGCATTCTTTCATTTGCTAAAAACAAACCTAGTCTATCTAAAATATTCATAATGAAAACTCCAATGATAAAATTTTACGATAATAGAACGGGTCAAATGCATCAATAATATCTGAGTAATTATCAATAGCAAACGCTCTAAAGAAACCACTTGCTAAGTCAGTACATACACGCATCAATGCCCACATAAAAGAGCTTCTAGCGTAATATTCTTTACTGTCATTTACTAGTTTTGGAATGATGCATCGTTCACTAGCAATCACGTAACACTCTTCTAATACAGTTTGCACTTTTTCTAATTGTGTGAACTTATTCCATAAATGCTTGTAACATAACACTTCTCCGTTCTTCTGCATTTTATTATACATGGGTTTATCATTATGTGCAAACACTTCATGCAAATAATCATGTTCGATATATTTCTTAACACCATCATCAAAAAAATGTTCTTTAGTAACATTTAGTTTAGGCAACTTTTGCGCACCAAGTCGCAAGTCTGTATCAATTCTTTGCGTTCTGATTAACTCGCTCACTGTGTATGCGCTTGTTCCATATTGTTCATCATCAGTTAAACCACGTACTCGGTTTAACTGTACGAGGTCACTCATATGCTTATCCCATTTACGCATACGTTGGTGGATATGACCACGTTTGATAATGTATAGCATAGTTGTATCAGCAAGGCTAATAGGCGCCCTGTAATAGGCGTTATATAGCTCTGCTAGTGTATTATCATATGCTACCAATAGTTCAATACGCTGCTCACCATCATTAAATGGGATAATGCTGTCTTTAGATATCTTATCCCTAAAACGATACGGAATGTCTTTTGGCATAACCACAACATCCAAATCAGCTTTTGTTCTATCATCAAGAACAGTAATCGCTTGGCTACCAACAACAATACCGTTATAAATACCGTTACTATGTAACAGCGCTTTTATATCATGAATATTCATAAATCACCCTTGTTACTGGTTTAACTTCATACCATTCTTGTTCGTTGAATATGATGTGTGTACCATTGCGTGTATGTTGATAATAGCCGTTTTGTCGATAATGTTTACCATCATATGTGATAATCATATACGCTTGACTATCAGTCAATATTTCTATAGCCGTACATTCAGCGCGTTCAACCATGGTATCATTAATCATGACACCATATTCAACGCTTGCGTGAACTAGATGTTTATTGAGTTTATCCAAAAATTCGTCCTGTAACATAATCCCTCCAATAAAAAAGTGACATACGAAATCATCTTATGCCACAATTATAACAAATTATTGATGCGCTGTAAAGGTCTAAAACAAATCAACTATATTCTCAGAAAGTATTCTTGCGAAATCACCATCTAACGGTTTTGAGTTATACACCATATTGTGCTTGATTTCAGCAATTGACAATCCTGACGGTTTAGATAGTTCTACTGCTAATGCGTTAACATTTCGCAGCGCAACATCATTAATTATATTATCCTCGTTTTCTGCGCAATACTCCCATAATGTCATCAGTAATTCAGTAGTCATCATTTCAGCATATGCTAAGTTTTTAAACTGATAAGACATAACAATTGCTCTGGCGGTTGGCCTATACATTGTAACCGATACACCACTAAAATTTGATAATTGCATCGCCACTTCTATTTGATATTGTAGGCTAACAATCAAGTCGCCATCATCAAACTTAACAATTTCTTTAAATGTCATTGTTCTCCTCCAACATCATATCAAGTCTTGTGGCAACCATAGTTCTAATCCTTGCCCATCGGTCTTTTTCTGGTAGTTCTTCAATGTTTGTTTCTTCTGGTAGTTCTTCAATGTTTGTTTCTTCTGGTATATCATACACACCACAATACAAGTTCATTAGACTGTCTTTGTATTCGCTATAATTTACTTTTTTCTCGCCAAGCTCAACATCAGAAATATGGTCAAGTGTATATCGTTCTTGCTTAGCCTTTGCGTACTGTTTATATAATGCCATATAGTCTAAATGAGTAAGACCAAAGATATTATATTCTAATGATGGTGCTCGCTTGTTTTCTTTAATAACGTTCTTACCGTATGCACTAAATGGACTTAGTTTATTAGTAACAGCGTTACCTACAATCTTTCTAGCGCGAGTTACAAGATATGGTATATCAAATAACACACCAAACCAACTAGTGATAAAGTCAAACTGTTCGTCTACAAAAACGTTGATAAATGCCGTAATCAGTTCTTTCTCATTTCTACATTGTAGATACTCAATATCCGATTTTCCAGTATACCCTTTTAATCCAAGTCCGCCTGTTTTAACAATGTTATGTCCAACGATAACTTGATAGGTGATACTAAGAATTTCAGCAATTGCATCCTCGGGTTTCGGAAAGCCGATGTTCTGGTCAGCATACGTAGAGTCTTTATACCAAACCATTTTTTTATAGAACGGGTCCATCACTTTAATATCAGCAAGATTATCGAAGTTTTTAATTTGTTTGTAAAATGCTTCTTTAGTTGGACCCTTACCTTCTTTATATACAACGGTGTCGAAATTCGTATATGTAAAACCATCACCATGATTAACTTCAATATCAAAGGATATCGTTTTATACAAAGGTTCGTCCACGCTTACTTCTTCATACTCCTTTGATATAAATTGCTGTATAGGTGAAGTGTTTCCGAATATATTTTCCATTTGGTTGTTGTGTACGAAATCATTAAGCTTATATATAGTATCAAATTCGATACGTTTTAACTTGTCACCATACAAACTAATATAGTCTCCACTTATACTTTTTGTGAATAGTTCATATGGATAGTTTTTTACAATCTCAATATGACGTTCACCATCTTGTATATAACGATGAAACAGCGTGTCGCCCATTGTTCCCACGAACGTATAATACCGCTTACTCATTTATAATCCTTAATAGTTAACAGATATACAATTATCATTTAGTCGAACAGATTCTCATTCCATTCACGATGCCCTTCCCTAAATGCCATATTCGATTGTGTTTCTCGAACAGAAACTCTATAGCACCACACATTTTTAGCAACTTCTTTACCAAACGCTTCTTCGATAAAAATACCGTTAATGTACTTGTACACGAAGTCAGCGATTGATTCACAACCAGTATGCTCAACTTCAGTAATTTTAGCAATACCTAGTTCACCTAATGCTTTAATTTGGTTGTACATTGGGTCATCACTACTTAGCAATAAAGTATGGTCAAACCATTCCTCCAACTTTTCTTTAAGTGGTTTCAAACCACCGTATTCTACTTGTCCCCAATTACGTGTATCTAATTCATTTGAACCAAAATATAATTTAAAACTAAAACTATATCCATGTATTTTATTACAGTGTGAATCGGCCCTCCATTGTCTGTATGCACACGGAAAAGCATCGACATATTCTTTCGTGACTGTGTATTTGTAATTTATGTTATTCACTTATTATCTCCCATTCTGTTAGTTTTTTATCGTTAACTTTTTTCATAATTTGATATCTGTTAATATTAGTTGCCTGTACACATTCACTTGTTGACACACAAACCAATATGGTGTTTTTACCTTTATGCCTGTTGTTGGTGCTATACCTTTTACAAACTCACCATTATTATACACTGTTTTGTATCATATTTTCACACCTTTTAATTGATTAGTTAATGCTTATATATAGTAATGCAAAACACGCCTAATGTAAAGTAAACGTATATCATTAAAACTATTACAAATCTTTACTTGACAATGCTTGACAGGGGTGTTATTCTATCATTTATACAATATGCTTAAGAAATTCTCTATACCCTATGCCTCTGGGATATATATATGTTTTATATGCATTCGATAATAATAGTAATGATGCATAACCAAATAGTATAATGTTTTATAGTATAGAAGTATGGTCACTCTCAAATGTTAAGTGCCAATAATTGATAATACGCTTTATTTGAGTGATTAGCTACAAAAACAAGCTATAATAAGCTATATTTGAGTGATTAGCTATATAGTATAACGCGAAGCTAATGAAGATGCGAAAGCATCGAATATAAGTTGACAACACATAATATTATTGTTATAGTTATTGAGTAGTTCGGAAAGGCAGTTTAAACAAATTTATATTATTGGAGTCTAAAATGAGTATTATCAAATTGGTTAGTAAATGTCTAAATGAGTATGGTCTACTATTCACATATAAGCACACAGGCTTACATACAATAACAATTAGTGATGGTATAACTTTACGTATCAATAATGATGGGAAATATATTGCATTTTATTACTATGGTTTAAGAGAAGAACAAAGAAAAAACGAAACTGGTATTACTAAAGAAGATATACAATTTATACTTGATGATGCAATGCGCGTTAAACGCATTTATGAAGATTTTGTAAGTTAGTGTAATAATCACTTGACCTGTTCGTCATATATTGTTATAGTTATTGAGTAGTTCGGAAAGGCAGTTTAAACAAATTTACATTATTGGAGTAATTATTATGAGAGCATATCCACTAGTAAGAAACGTTATCATTGTAAACGAAGAAATTAACGGACTTGATACGGTAAAGGTTGATTTCACTCTAAGTTATGATTGTAATCCGTTTGATGCAGAAATGGTTGGTACTAATGTTAATACTGACGGAGCAGGATTTATTGAATTCAATAACTTTATAATTGATGATGTTGATAGCGTCAGTGAGGAGGACGAAGCCATTATCTTTAAAATATTACGTAAAGAAATCATGCAAGCGTTCACAGTCACATAAAGCTTGTTATGAGACATGCTAATTTGACAACAAGGAAAAACGGTTATGACTAGTTTAAAGGCGCAATTGCCTATAAAACCAAAGTTCTCGCAAGTGTCAGAGAAAACTGGTAAAGTGTTTAATGATATGACTAAGGATATCAGTAAGAAAAACTTAAGAACTTTTGACAGTACCACTATTGGTAGTGACGGTGAAAAAGTATATATGTACACCAAGGGCGACTCTATCATGCAAGCGGCACATTCACGTGGTGGGGTTATTATAGAAGTCCGGTTTCCAACTGCTAATGCGGTTGATAGAGTAAGTGGATGGAATAAACATGCAAAGCGGAAATTCATGGTTGTTTATGATAATAGTAAACCTTACGCTGTTATCGGTTCTGGTAATAATGTTGATAGTATTTCCCATGTAGAACTTGATAAAGATGCTTGGTACACAGTTGATGAATTAGTATCGCGATGTAAAATGTAATAAGGTAACTATAGTATGGTAGATGATATATATCCGCGCTTAATTATAAAACATAGTTAAGCGCTTTTTGTTGGTTGTAAATATATTATCTATGCTGTATAATACAGTTATAGACAAAGGATATATGATGATTAACACTTTTGAGCAATATTTGAATGAGGCTAAGCAGTTGCCAAACCATACTGCTCCATCAGAAGTTTCTAAAAAAGCAGGTAATGTTTTTGATTCTATGGCAAACGGTATTTATAAGAAAACTGTTGCTAAATTTGACAGTACAGTAATTGAAGACCGTGGCGAAATTGTTTATATGTTTGCTAATAGAAAACCTATCATGGCGGCATATAAATCAGAAACTGGTGCCAGTGTTGAATTTTGCTTTTCTAGCTCAACTGCCGTTGATAGATGTGCAGGTTGGAATTTGTGGAATGGTCGTGAATTTGAGGTTGTATATTCAAACGGCAAACCATATGCGGTAGTGGGTAGCGACTATAACAAACCAGAGTTATTAACACACGTCGAGTTAAGTAAAACGAAGTGGTACGACGAAAGTACGTTAGAAGATATCTGTAAAATGTAACATTAAATAAGTATAAAACTAAAAGCGATATAGCTTATGTTATATCGCTTTTCGGGTTGACTAATTTTTGGTTATATGTTAAATTACTATGTAAATACGCACATAATCAATTACTATGAATGCCTTTGTCAATTCAACCCAAACTATAAAAATATTTCTTTTAGTAAATACAATAAAAAGGAATATAAAATGGTTTACTACACTTACGAGATACAGTGCAATACAACAAACAAGCGTTATATAGGTTCGCGCATTACTGCAAACAGAGTTGATATTTTAGACGGGTACTACACATCATCAAAAGTAGTTGCGCTATTAATAGAAAAACATGGCATTGATAATTTTAGTGTGATAGGAACTAAACTACACGACACACAAAAAGAAGCGATTAAATATGAAAATATCCTGTTACTGAACGCTAAAAACAATAGGCATAAGTACTTAAATATTAATTTTAGCAGTAGTGTTAATGGAGCAGTAATTAAAACACAAAGCCATATAAAGATTACTAATACGAAAACAAACGAATGTATATACTACCCTAAAAATGTTTCGCTGCCAAAAGGGTGGATAAAAGGTACTAACTGCAAACCACCTTCGAGAAAAGGGTTTAAGACGTATTATAATACTGAAACAGGTATTACACAGATACTTGGGCCACATGATGATAAAGTTGGTTACGTGCAAATTACAGCTTATAAAAAGCTATTAAAAAATAAAATGAAATCTCAAAGGGGTATACGATGCGTATGGATAACAAATGGTACCAGTAACACTAAAATATACAAAGATGAGAAACCAAGAAAAGAATGGTGGTTTGGTAAAACGTCTAAGGCAACAAAGCATATTATAACAAACGGATATGAATCTAAGTGGACCAAACGTACTGATGAAATTCCAGATGGATGGAAGAAAGGAAAACATTATAAAACGTTTAGTACTAAAGGTATGATTAGAATAACTGACGGATTATCAAACAAAATGATAAACTCCAGTGAAAAAGTACCGGAAGGATGGTTTAAGGGCAAAGCAAGTAAAAAAATATACATATATGATAATGTCACGTTTTTAAACAGAAAATTATTACTAGAGTATCTTAATATATCTGCCAACACGTTTAACTACAATCAATTAAAAAATAAATACGATGGTATACTAGTCGTCAAGGAAAATATATGAATATAAAGATACACTACTATAATGAAATATATATGCGTATTGAAACTGAACGTAGCATTGAATATGAATTGCGTGATGAATTTTCATTTTTCGCAAACGGTTATATGTATAATAATAAGTTCAAGAGTGGACAATGGGATGGTAAAATACGCTTGTATAACGGGCGCGACAAAACGTTATACGTTGGTTTACTATTTGATTTATATAAGTTTGCTAAAAATAACGGCTATACAATCACTGTAAACGAGGATGATAAAAATCAATTCAAACCGTCCGTTGTACTTGATGACGCATGGATTGAGCGTTTTAATAATGGTATGTCTTTATATCCATTCAAAGAATATCAAGAAAAGGCTTTTATTCAGGCTATCAAATATAATAAAACGCTTATCCTAAGTCCAACAGGTAGTGGTAAGAGTTTCTTGTTATATGCTATCGTTCGTTACTTGATTGACTGTGGTCACGTGGGTGGTAAGAAGCGTATGCTCATTAACGTTCCAAATATTGGTTTAGTTACTCAATTACTATCGGACTTTAAAGAATACACCACTGATGGTTTTGATATCGAGAACTACATTACCCAAGCGGGTGGTGATAACGTTGAAGATGATAGCAAACCAATTGTTATCAGTACGTGGCAGACTTCTATGCGTAAACCACAAGAATATTTTGAGAGTTTTACCGCATACGCGCTCGATGAAGCACACCAAGCAACTGCTAAAGAAATCACCAACATTATTGACAAACTTGAATTTTGCAAGTTTAAAATCGGTATGACTGGCACACTTGACGGCACCTCAATGCACGAATTAGAAATGAGAGCGCGGTTTGGTAAACTGTATAGAGCCGCAACTACTAAGCAATTGATGGATAGTGGTGACCTTGCTAAGCTTGCAATTGATGCTAGAGTTATAATGTATGGCGAGGACGATATCAAAGCGCTACACAAGGAGATACGTGGCAAAACAGCGGTATTAAAGTATAAGGCTGAGATTGATTATATCGTTGAACACGAAGGTCGTAACAAATATTTAATGGATACTGCATTTGCCACTGATAAAAATACATTGATGCTTTTTAACTATGTTGATAAACACGGTAAGGTTTTACTCGAGAAAATGATGCCTTTACAAGATGAACATTGCAAACGTGTATACTTCATATATGGTGGTGTTAAAGGCAACGAACGTGAAGAGATTCGACAATTGCTTGATAAAAAGCCTCCTGTATGGTACGACATTTATGTAAGCGACAATGAATTTATTCGCATTCGTGGGTCAAAAACTATTACATTAACAGATGGTAAAACAGTAAGTGGTTACGATTTACAGCTTCACAAGAAATATGATATATGTAATGAATGGTTGAGGACTGTTATCGAGAACGAATTACATTACAATACCATTTCATATAATGACGAAGTAAATTACAAATCCACAAAAACTGTTGTTAAACGCGGGTCATGCATTTTGTTAGCGTCATATGGTACACTGACCGTGGGTATTAATATTAAGAATTTACATACGTTATTATTATGTCACCCTGTTAAAGGTCAAATACGGTTATTACAAAGTATCGGGCGTATCCTACGTAAGACGAATGATAAAAATGAGGTAACACTTATTGATGTTGTTGATAACTTAGAAAAGAAAACCGCTAAGAAAACAAGCAAAAATACGCTACTAAAACAGTTTTTAACACGTTTAGAAATATACGAAAAGCAAGAGTTTGATTACAATATTAGTAAAGTATCATTAGAAAATAACCAATAGGGCGTATATGAGTTTTAATATGGATAATTATAGTTTAGAAGACATCATTACTAATCTCTGGTGTGTGATTGATACTGTTACGGGTTTAACCCACATCGGTGTTTTAGTTAATGAGAGTGATAACACTACTATTGTGTTACACTGTCCGAGATGTGTTATTGAGAACGAAAAAACAAACCAAGTTGTGTTAACACAACCAATGTATATTGGGTCACCTAAAGGCGTTTTTAAGCTAAATTGCAATACTGCGAATATACAGTTTAGTCCATGTGATGAAGTGGTTGAAGCTTATATTAAATCATTAATGCAAGCAGAAGAATCGCTTAGTTCTGATATGTATACCATAGACGCAATACAATAAATGAGGTATTATTTTGACAGTTAAAAGTGAAGAAAGGATTAGTGAAGTTACCGGTAAAAATGTTGTTGATTATGTTGATAATGAAACGTTCACTGCTGCAATGCATGCATATGTTACCAGACAAAGTGAGCGTGAAGAAGCAGGTTTAACACGTGAAATGATACCTGATTACATTGGTGCATGCATTCTAAAGATTGTTAACGGTTTAGGGTCACGTCCAAATTTCCGGAACTACACGTATCTTCCGGAAATGAAAGGTGACGCTACGGTAGCAGCAGTAAAAGCAGTACATAAATTTGATATTGAGCGCTGCAAAACTGGTGCATTTGGCTTTATCACTTTCTGCGCTTGGCGCTTCATGGTAAACCGTATTAAGATTGAGCATAAACAGCAATCCATTAAAGAAAGCATGATTATTGACCCAACCTTTGAATTTTATGAAACTATGGGACATAATGATGATGCTGTTAGTATCGACAAAGAAAACAGCATTGATACATACTTCCAAGGAAAAATGAGATAAATTATGAATACAAATAAAATTGAAAATAACTTACAGAAAATCAAGGCTATTACATTTATTAATTCAGTTATAGATATTAAATGCGTTATTGATTTAGAAGACGAGTGCGTATTAAGTTACACGCATAATATTAAATCACCTATTAGAGATAGTAATTTTGGGCATAGTAAACTGTTAGCATATGAAGGCGCCATTGAGTTGTTTCACAAGCTATATGGTAATAATGTACCAGTTGAGAATGAACGCGGTAATGACAGCGAATATGCAATGTCTGACTTAATTTATAATTTTATTGAAACTAATACGTTTGATGTTAAAAAATTAACATCTCTTATTAACACCATATCAAGTAACCTGAACATTACAGGCGCGTTAAATCGCTTAGCAGGTGAGTTTATTCCTAAATTAATGGCGGGTCGTGCAACAGGTCATACACATGCCATCAAACGCTTTATTGTCGATAACCCTAATTTACGAATAGGAGTTGTTGTAAGTGAGTATCAATTTAGAGATGATTTTAAAAAATATAAAAACGCATATATGATTAGAAAGTGTATTGCACCAATCGGTTTCGTTGATGATAGATTACACGGTGTTAAACTTGATTATATTATATATGATGTCATTGGTGATAATGGACTTGACATTAATGCACTTCAACGTGTTTTATATGTAAACACTCACGATAATACTAGACTTGTTGGTTTAGGTAACTAAATTTATATAATTGGAGTTGTTATGTTTGGTATTTCTATGTTACAATACAGTTTATAAAATTGCAGAATGGGAACTAAAGGTAATTTAATATGATGTGGACCTCTGGTGTTTTAGATATTTTTATAAAAACCGAATATTCATACTTAGTAAAAACAGGTATGCTTGAACATGCAATGTTTGAAGAAAATGAAAGGGATTGCCCATACTTGCTTGTTAATGATGTCGATGCGTATATTGAAGAACTTATAGGTATTTGTAAATATAATGATTATGTTATTGGTATTATATGCAACAAATCGAGTGATTTTAAAAAATACAGTCGCATACCTCAGAGTTTTCGCGTATCAGAAAACAGTATACGTGGACGCTCACCAACACACTATATTGTTGACTTTGACTGTATAGATGCAAATATAAACATTGCACACGATGCAATTATGCGCTCATGTAATTTTACAGACGCAAAATATTTTAAAACTAAATGTTTACTACCAAAAGAGATTGTATAATATGTTAGATAGCAATGATGACTTTGACTTCATCGTAAAACAACAGAAGCGCAAAAAGCAAAGTAAATCAACTTCTGCTCTATATGAAGTTACATATACGAAAAACGAATTGGATAACGTTTATGATGTACGCGCTAAAAATGAGGGTGAGGCATCACGTAAAGTAAAAAGTAAGTTTGGTAATGTATCAATATCAAATACAGTAGAAATTTCATAGTGTTTGATTATGATTACGGTTTATTGTTGTTTACCATTACACTTCGTTGTAATGGAACAATTATTATTATTAGAGCGAAGTCAAAAAGTATACGCCTTGCTAGAATAGATATTTTAAAACGTTTTAGTAACGCTGAAGTTGTCGACATTAAATTCATCGAATACGTAAGGTATTAAATTATGAACACTGCTAAGAAAATAGAATTACCTGACTTAATTAATATGGTAGAAAATGTTAGTTATACAATCCTACCTGATAGTACAATTACGGTATGTAAAATTACATTAAAAAGTGGCTTTAAAGCTATTGGTTATAGTGTAACAGTTAACGAAGCTGATTTTAATGAACAAACAGGTCAACAGGTTTCGTACGATAATGCAATTGACACGCTATGGGAACTTGAAGGTTATCACCGTATTGCCAAACAGTATGCTAGTGAACAAATAGATGAAGCTAACACTCACCTGTGGGAAAACAGCACACTTGGCGCTGATATTGAGTATGCACAATTAGCACCACTTGCAGCCGATGTTATGTTGCAAGAAATTGTACAAGATAGAAAAGGTTACTTCGATTATTGTGACAAATATGCACCATCAACTGATGCGAACAGTAACTATGTACTGCCAGAGCTTGGCGTAATTGAACAATATGTTAAAAAATCAAAAATGCCTGATTGTATAATGAACATATTAAAAGCAAATAAATTAACAGTTAGGGGTAGATACAAACAGACTAATCTTAAAGCACCTCACAGAGATAATTAAAACATAAGAATTATACTTGGAACAGCAAAACACTCCATATCATAGACGTAGGTGTTAATTTAAATTCGCATTCATTGGTTGTTATATGTTATACTAAAACAATAGCAAAGACATAACAGCAGTTATATTAGCTGATATTTGAATACAAATAGTAAATATGTATAATGCGTCCTTGCTTAATAGGATTCAACAATTAATTAAGGAGTAAAAAAATGAGCGGTTTTAGACAATACCTAAGGGAAAATGCAGACAACAATGAACAGTCACTTAACGAATCATCAATTACAAGATTTTTAAGACACTTCCAAAAATATGATGCTGCTATTATTACAGCTTTCCGCGATGGTTTTACAAAACGCGAAAACAAAGCGCGTAATAAAGAGTTATTCTCAGCACTTTATGCGGCTGGCTACTCAATTACTCGAGTGGATGGTAGCTACATTGAGAACTTTGATACTAAAGACGCTGTCACAGTAGCAGAAGAATCTTACGTTGTTGTCAACTACAAAGAAAAATCAAACTTTCATGCCACTATCAAAAAACTTGGTATCAAATACGAACAGGATAGTGTATTACTTATCCACAGTGGTGATAAACCGTCTGCCGAATTATTTGGCACTAACAGAGATTCAGTCTGGCCTGCGTACGGTACAGGTGAAAAGACTGGTAAATTATCATTATCAAGTGGAAATCAATTCTTTACGCGCCTACGTAACAAAGAATTTGCGTTTCTGACTGATGAAGACAAAGAGGAAAAGCGCAAGCGTAATAACGGAAAGGTTAATGAAAACAATTATATTGATGTAGGCGATATTGCACCAACTTCACGTCTAAGTAAACAAGGTTGTGTTACAGTAGGCAATCGCATTTTAAGCGAATTAGGTCAAATTTAATCTATTAAGAAGTATATGTTTAAGAGCCTCATTTATTGGGGCTTTTTTGCGCTTGTAATTATACGATAATTGTTATATAATAATTACTAATCAATTGGAGATGCTATGAACAAACTTAAACTTATTAATAAAAATAACGGTATAGAAGTAGATGATATTGGAATTATCAGTTTTTTCTTTACTGACAATAAAATACTAAGCATGTCAATTAATATTATAGATAATAAAATTAGTACTGACATGCTCCATCAAGCCCATGCTGATTATTCGGGAATTCTACACGCGGTTATCGATAAACTAAACAGTGAGGTATTATCAGTCATGGTTGAAGATTGCAACCTGGAAAATAATGCGGATGATTATTACCAAGCGGTTAATGCAATCAAAAAGTATTGTGCGGAGTCGTTATGACACCTGTGCCAGTATCAGATATACGCTCATTCAATAATTGTAAACAAAAAGGAAAATAAATATGTTGATAGGTATTATAACCGATATTCATCTGGATTGCAGAGGTGGTAGTCAATACTTTTTAGACCAATATAAAAAGTTCTTTGATGAACAGTTCTTTCCATATTTAAAAGAACATAACATAACAACTGTTTTAATAGGTGGTGACACGTGGGAAAGCCGCAAGCACATTAACGTTAACACTATGTATCATGCCAAGCGTATGTTTTTTAGTCGTTTAAAGGAAAATAACATTGAGACCATTAGTATACTTGGCAACCACGATGTTGTGTACAAAAATACAAATCAAGTTCATAGTATGGAGTTTGTTGAAGATACTTATAGTAATTTTCGCACTATTTATGATAGCGATGTTGTGGATTTTGATGGGTGTGCAATTGGTCTTATTTCTTGGATAAACAAAGAAAACTTTGATGAACGCTTAAAATTTATTGAGACTGCTAAATGTGACTACTTGTTAGGTCACTTTGAAATTAATGGTTTTGAAATGTCAAAAGGACATCCTTGCGAGAATGGTTTAAAGGCAAGTGTGTTTAAAAATTATACTGAAGTGTGGAGTGGTCATTTCCATATTAGAAGTAAGATTGATAATATTCGTTATTTAGGAAACCCATTCCAAACTACTCGTGGCGATATCGGTTACTCACGTGGCTTCCATGTTTTTGATACTGATGCGCGTGAACTGACTTTTATTGAGAATGAATTTAACATTTACGAAGCCGTATATTTTAATGATGATATCAATATAAAAGAATATGATTTTGACAAGTATACTAATAAAATTGTTATAGTGTATGTGGATAATTTACTTAACGCCAATACTGACTTGCTTAATATTTTTATTGACAAACTCAACCACATATGCCACAAGGTTGAAGTAGAAGAAACTAGTCGTATGCAAGTTGATAACATTGCGGTAGATGATGCTGATGTTAAGTCGCACACAGAAATCATTGCTGATTATATTGATGGTGTTATGGACGATGACGCTCAAAACAGTAAGGTTAAACAGATTATGATTGAACGTTATAATGAATGTATTAACGAGAGTTAAAGTGTGTTATTATGCATATATAAATTAAAGGATGTGAAGTATGTTTGAATTAATAAAAAAGTTTATGAACGCGCTAGGTAAAGACAAGAAAGCTCATATTCTAAAATGCGTAGAAGATGGCGATGACGATGATAGAGAAGTTAAACTTTTTATTGCGTCGGTTTGTGAACACTTAAAAATTAACCGTTTTGATACAGGTATACAAAAAATAATTAGAAACAATATCAGTAAACTATCTACTCACAAACCAGTAGTTACTAAGGTAAAAGTAGCTACCACGAAACCTAAACCTAAGACGATACCGCATACTGCTACCACATCAACTGATAAAATACATAACAAGTCATTTGACGATAGTGGTACAAGGAAATCATTTTTTAACCTTTAAGGTATATTATTATGAACAATCTTAGTGGTCGTGATAAAATTTATAATATATTAACAGTCGTAATTGTTGAGCATCTCAATGTTTTTGCAAGTTTAGATTGGATGTTAGAATGTAGTTTAGATGAATTACGAGGTGGAGCAGAAGCTAATTTACTAGTAACCAAGGCAATTGAGAGGTTTACACATGATAAAGCTTCGTATGATGGGTATAGAGATGATATACTATTAATGATACCAGACATAATTGAGAAGGTTAACAAATGAAGAAGTTAGAATTACAAAAAGTACGTTGGAAAAACTTCTTATCATATGGTGAGACGTGGAGTGAAATAGAATTTACTAGTCATAGATTTACAATTATAAACTCACCAAATGGTTTTGGAAAATCATCATTTATCGAAGCGACTTGTTTTGCATTGTTTGGTAAGACTATACGTAAAGTTCCAAAGTCAAATCTAGTCAATACTAAAAATCAAAAAGGTACATTAGTTGAATTAAAGTTTATTAGTAATGATAAAACATATTTAGTTAGGCGCGGTATCAAACCAGCTAAGTTTGAAATATACGAAGATAAGACATTAATAGCGCAAGACGCAAGTGTACGTGAATACCAGGAAAAACTTGATGCCATCATCGGTATTGACTATAACACTTTTATTCAAACTGTTATTATCAGTAAGACAAAATATGTACCATTTATGAAGCTAGATGCTGCCTCACGTAGAGAGTTCGTTGAGAACTTACTAACATTAACAGTGTTTGGTAACATGAATAAAAAACAAAAACTAATAATGTCAACTTTAAAAGAACAGTTGCAAACACTCAAAAGCCAATATAGTATAAATAAAAATAATATTGAGCAAGCAGAAAATAACGTTAAAAGTATCAATGAACTGTTACAACAGAACCTAACCGAAAAACGCGACTATATTAACAATCGTATTGATGAACTAAAAGATACTAATGCAGAAATAAAAGAATCAGCTAAAAAATTAAAAGATACATTGTACGTTGATGAAGATGATACAATTAACGTATGGGACGCAACGCAACGTTCAATTGTCGATTTAGTAGGTGAGGTAAAACATAGAGAACTTGTGTTAACAAAACTTAAAAATTCTTCTGATACGTGTGGCTCGTGTGGTCAGGAATTAACAGATGCGCATGTTGAGCACACGAATAAAAATATACGTGAGGAAGAGGATGACTTAGAAACGTGTAACATTAAATTGAAACGTGACCGCGAGCTATTATTAAAATTGCAACCTAAGTTTGATTTAATTATAGGAAACACTGAAACAGAACACGAAATAAAAAACATGGTACAAAAAATTAAAGGTAACATTAAGCAAATAGAAAATATTGAGCGTGAACGCGACAGTATTGTATTTGATGATAGTAATGATAAACTTGATGCCGCCAAAGAAAAGTTAATGCAATTCAGAAATGATTATGCTACAATAACGCAAGAACTTAAGGGTTGCAAAGAAGAGTACGAATATAATGCTATCGTTTATGATATGCTGAAGGATGGTGGTATTAAAGCTAGTATCATTGATAAAAGTATTCCACTTATTAACAGCGTTATCAATAAAAATCTTAGTAAGTTTGGCTTCTTTGTGCACTTCCAGCTTGATGCAGAATTTAACGAAACTATTAAACAACGTGGTATAGACGTGTTAACATATGATAGTTTTAGTGAAGGCGAGAAGCTTAGGATGGATATGGCAATACTGTTAGCGTGGCGTGAGGTTGCTCAACTACAGAATAACCTATCGTGTAACGTGCTATTGTTCGATGAAATGACGGACGCCAGTATGGATTTTGAGGGTAGTGAAATTTTAGGTAGCTTGCTTAGTGAATTAGATAATACACACGTATTTGTTATTACGCATAGTCCTGAGAAATTGCAAACATATGCTGATGGCGCAATACATATTAAAAAGGAGAATGGCTATAGTAAAATAAGTTAATCTATGCTATACTTTATTCTTAAACAACAGAGATAATATATGACTGAACAAAGCTGTAAAGATGATGTATCATGTGGCGACCATTGCACAGAGGGTTTATTTTATGATTTAGACGCATTACAAGATATTTTGGATGGTGAGTTTTATACTGTGCCACCTGGATTAAGCCGTGAAGAAACACGTTACTGGCTGTTAAGTAGTCATGAATAGTAAGCAAATAAAACACAATTTAATAATGTTATAGGAATGTATTATGAAAGAGAGAACTATTGAGATTTTAAAATACTTCAGTGAAATCAACAAGAAGATGCTATTTGTTGAAGGTACTGAACTTTGTATATCTAACGTTGAAGGTAGTGTGCTTGCACATGCTGTATTACCTGAGCGTATGAATAAGAACTTCGCGTTCTATGATGTTACAGAATTCTTAGGTACGTTTAATTTGTTTGAAACACCTGATATCACGTTTGATGAAGATTATCTTACTATTGTTGATAGCAAAAATAAGAACAAAGTAAAATACTATTACAGTTCATCACTTGGTATCATCAACGTATACAATACGGATATCAAAAGCAAAACTGGTGCTGAACTAGCTAAATTTACACTAGAGAAAGGTGCGCTTGATACTGGTAAGAAAGCAAGTTCTATATTAGGTCTTAATGACTTTATGCTTACTGTTAATGGTGTTAAACTGTTAAACTTAGAAGCAAACAACCACGGAAACGAGTTTGATTTAGAAGTTAAAGACTTAGAAATTATTGACAAAGATGGTATTAACGAATCCGAGCGTGTTCTCATTTTTAAAGAACTAACCTTTATCCCAGACACTTATTATGTTACCTTCTATGATAACTTAGTATCGTTTAAATCAGCCAATGGTGATGTTATCTATTACATTATGTATGTTGATGTTTAATCAGTAAGAATATAACTACCGTAGTATTTTAAATTATATCATTATATATAGAGGATTTTATGGAAAAGCAAGAAAGCTATTTATGGGTAGAACGTTACAAGCCACACTCAATCTCTGAATGTATTTTACCGAATCGCATTAAAGATTCGCTAAGTGATTTTGTTGAAAGTGGCGAAATAAAAAACTACATTGCTGTTGGACCTGCTGGTTGTGGTAAGACTAGTAGTGCAATGGCGTTATTAGAACAAATGGACGTACAGTACTTGTTTATTAACGCAAGTTCTGAAGGTAGCATCGACACTATCCGTAATAAGGTTACACGTTTCGCAACCACTAAAAGTATTTTAAGCACTTACAAAGTGGTTGTGCTGGATGAGTGTGATTATCTTTCGATGAACGCACAAGCCGCATTACGTGGTATTATGGAACAGTTCTACCAAAACTGTCGCTTTATTCTAACTGCTAACTTTGGCAATCGCGTATTGGAGCCGTTAAAATCGCGTGCACCTGTGGTTGATTTTAGTTTTAGTAAAGCAGAAAAGAAAGATATGATGAAGGTTTTTCTACCACGCATTGCGGGTATTTTGGACGACAATAACGTCACATATGATAAGAAAGAACTTGTCAAATTCTGCGTAACAACATTTCCGGACTTTAGACGCACACTCAACCTATTACAACGTGCATCTGTTAATGGTGTTTTAGATTTTGCGTTGGCTAGTAGCGTAACTGATGAAACTATTACAGAACTATGTCGTTACATTACAGGTTTAGATTTTGATAATATGAGTAAGTGGGTTGCTGAGAACGTTGATAATGACGGTCATATTGTTAGACGTGCATTATATGATAAGCTTAAGCCTGTACTAACTGACGAATCAATACCTGCGCTTATCATGATTTTAAATGACTTTGACCGTTATGAGGTGCAAGTTAAAGACTTAGAAATCCATATGAAGGCGATGTGTATTACTATTATGCAAGAATGTGAATTTGCAGCATAGGTATTAACACTAGACATCAAACTTAAAATATTGTATACTATAGAAGTAATGATACGTTTATTGTTACTTCTATTTTTATTTATGGGGATTATTATGAGTTATTATACGTCAGGTGAAATAGTAAGAATTCGCGGTGAGCAAGGTCTGTTTGAAATTGAAAGCATTGTAGGTTGGACTGGAAAGGTTAATGTTAAATGTATATATACAGGAAAAACACTTAATTATATATGCGAAGGTGTATTGGTCAAGGTAGCCATCCCAAACAACCGTAGTGAGCCGTCTGTTGGCAATGTTAATGTTAACGTTATTAAGACTGGTGATGTGGTAACCGTGAAAGGATTCACTGTATGTTTTAACGTTATTGCCATATACGGTAATACTGTAGAATTATTACATATTCAATCAGACGAACGTGGTAAGTATTTATCACATACTCGATTACCAGACATTGCGATTAATTCGATTAATTTAGCTAGTACAAAATAAATAAGGGATATTATGAGTGATATAGTAAGAATTAAAGGTTTTAGTTTTAGTTTTACAGTGGTTGATGTGATTGGTCACCAACGCATATGTAATACGTCTGTGAAAGTATGCATGTAGAAAGTATTAACGTTATTACATGTATATGAGAATAATAACGCTGAAGTTAAGGACCTAATCATCAATGGCGTTGGTGCTGACGCTTGTATTTTTACCTAAAAGGTTGTACACTATATGACAGACATTCTTAATCCGTTTGATGTAGCGAAAAATATTAACTCGAAAACTGGCAACATATCGTTTGGCGATAAAGCTAAAAAGGTTCCAATGTTCGTGGTTAATAAAACGTTTAGTAATACAATCGACAGTTTGATGTATGCAAACGAAGTAAATAAGTTTAGTATTGACGACAATCAAATGTCCTATGATTTTTATTATTATGCGCTACCCAAGAAAAAACGGTTTGGTAAATACAATAAGAAGCCAAAAGCAGATGAAGTATATGATTCAGAGTTCGTTGATGCTATAATGGAAGTGTATAAATACTCGACAGAAAAGGCATTACAGTGTACTGATATTTTGAGTGACCATAGAGACGATATTATTAAGTTAGTTTTTAAAGGCGGAATGGAGAACAAAAATGGCGTTAAACGTAGATGATTTAGTAAACATTATCGGTGAATCAATGTTACCGATTGAAATTGAACCGTTGGCAGACGATGATTTTTTAGTTGTTAAAGAAACATTAACCCGTATAGGTTTTACACAAGTAACAGATGATAGCAAAAAGCTATTTCAAACCTGCCATATATTACATAAGAAAGGTCGTTATTTTTTAACACACTTCAAACATATGTATTTGTTCGATGGTAAAATCCAACACACCAACATTTTAGACATTGATATCAATCGTCTTAAATACGTTGCGAAGCTATTAAATGATTGGAACTTAATTGTACCATTAGACACTAATACACTAAAAGGTGATACTGCTGAAGTTAGGGTCTTAAAACATAGTGATGCTCGCGGTTGGCAATTAAAACCAAAGTATTTTAATTCTTTTAACACAGAAACAATGGGAAATAAATAATATGAAACTTGAAGTATATAAAATTGAGCAATCAGCAATTACACCAACACGTGCTACAGAACAGTCTAGTTGCTTCGATGTGTATGCATGCTTACATGATGATATTAGTGTTTATTACAAAGGAGGTAAAGGTGTTAAGTCAATTCAAACAAACGACGGACGAGGGAAAAGCATCGTAGTTCGTCCACGTGAGCGTATTGCTGTACCTACCGGTATCATTTTAAATATCCCTGAAGGTCATGATGTTAAATTATATGCACGTAGTGGATTGAGCTTAAAGAATGGTATTGGTTTATCTAATAGTGTTGGTGTTATTGATAATGATTATAAGGACGAGCTATTTGTAACTGTTATCAACAATTCTGATGACGTATTTATTCTTAGCGACGGTATGAGCATTGCTCAATTTGAACTTGCAGGAAAATTACAGTATAAGCTCGAAGAAACTACTGACAAACCACAAACAACTACTGACCGCAAAGGCGGACTAGGCAGCACTGGAACTGACGCTAAGAAAGAAGAGTCACCACAGCCAGCACCTGAAGTAGAAGACAAGCCTGTACAAGCCGATAAGCGCAAAACAAAAATGACTGACACACAAACCGAAACCAAAACAAACAAGGTATAATTTATGATTGGCATGTTATATTGCAAAGACTTAGGCGAGATTGTTGGTGATATTGAGAAAAACATCGACAATCGTACGTATACAATTAAGCACCCGCACCGCATACAAATGACAGAACGTGGACCAGTCATTATTGGTTTGCTTAGTATGACTACAGCTGATACTATTGAACTTGGTGCTGATGCATTGATTTTTAATAAGATTTTTGAACTTGACCCGCAACTAGAAAAAGAAGTTAAATCAACAATCACACCAGAAAGTGGGCTTGTTCTACCTGAAACTAAACTACACTTGCAATAGGATAAAATTATGACAACGTTTTCAGACTACCTTAATGCTGAAAAAAACGTAGACGATGTCCCTCCAGCTGACCTAACAGAGGCATCGATAAGTAAAGTTTTTAAAGTCACACACGATTGGAACCCTGGTTCCAAAAAAACAATCGAAGCGTTCTATGCAAAATATGGTGATGTTAAAAACGTGTTACTTGAATTTCATGACCACGTACCAAGCACTTACACTGTTATGATGTATGATGACATTAAAAATGCACAAAAAGCAAGCAAAGCGTTTGTAAAAGAGGCGCGTTCTGAGGGCGTTGATGTTGATGTTAAGGTTGATAAAAGCACGTTGCACACTAAAGAGAGTGATATTTTACGTGGCGGTGTGGTTGACATTGTGCACACTATCAAATAGTTAACTACTTTTATTTTACGGGATACATTTATGATTGATAAAGCTAAAACTAATGCCAAATTAGGTGTAGATGTTGCTGAACTGATGCGTGAGAAGGGTATCGAAACACCAATGGTTGATGGTGTTGTTCCAAGTATTGATGAACTAGAAGTGTTATACACCAAAGTCCATCAATCACTTGGAATTGATTTAGAAGACGATTCTATACAAGATACACCTAGGCGTATCGCTAAGTTACAAGTAAACGAAAGTATGAAAGGGTTGGACTATAAAAACTTTCCTAAAATGACTACCGTTGAGAACAAATTTTATGATGGTATGGTTAGCGTGAACGATATGCTAATTATGAGCATGTGTGAGCATCACTGGGAGCGTATTGTTATGCGTGTCAGTATTGCATATGTACCACGTAAAGGCGGTAAGGTTGTCGGGTTAAGTAAATTTAGTCGTTTGGCTGATTTCTTTGGTAGTCGTCCCATCGTACAAGAACGTTATACACAACAATTATTTGAAGCCTTAAAGTATATTATGGACACAGATGATGTGGCTGTACACGTGCGCGGTATCCATTTATGCATGTTTGCACGTGGAGTAAAAGAACCATGTAGTAGCACCACAACAACATGCTTGGGTGGTGATTTTAATGTTGATATGGCAACCCGTAAAGAGTTTATGGATGGTATCAATATCGCACTGCCTATTTTACCACAGTAGTAAATACGCGGTATAAACAATAAAGCACATTAATTTTAGTGTGCTTTTTTAATATAAACTACAACGGAATGACAAACTATGAATTTTAAAGATTATATAAGTTCAAGCAAAACAACACATGAAAATGAAGATGTTAATGAACAAGTAAACGATAATAATATCAATGAAAGTAAATTTGCTAACATTTTAGTTAAAGATATGGTAATTTCTACATATAATTGGAATATTGATTACCTGAAAACTATTAGGCAAATCAAACTGTATTTTAATAATATGTCAGAAGGTGAACTTACAGCGAGCAAGATTTCTACTGCTAGAGGCGACACAGAGTTAAAAATTACATTGCTGTTTGTAACTGATAAACTTGATGATGAAGACTACTTAGATATGGTGGGCTCATTTGGTGAAGATTGTAAAAAACTTTTTGGTAGTAAAGTAAGCGCATTGAGTTCAGGTAAAAAGATTGTAGATGATACGTGGTCTCAACGTGTAATTACATGTACATTTGTATGAATACATTTGCATACACTATATAGTTTTGCTATAATTACTATATCAAATACACACTAACACAAATAAGGAATATTAATATGAGCTTTGAAGAATACCTTAGCGGTAACTCAAATAACTCAAATAATTTAAATGAGTCAACAAAAGCGTTCACTGCTAAAGGTTTCACTATACGTGTAACAACAGAAAACTACAAGAACGAGAAGATGGCTAAGATATCAACTAGTGAAAACGGGAATTTTTCGAGTAAGAGAACTTACCTTGATTTAAATTACGTTTTTCATCTTGAAATACTAGAAAATAGAAAAGTAGTTTATAGTGATGAAATAAATATTGACCCACGTGATTTAGAATTTAAAAATCGAGGTGGTTATTGGCAAGTAGAAGCTGGATATGTGGACCAACTCAATGTTAGTAACTTTAATAAAAACCTTGATAAATTGTATGACAATGACGAGTATCCATTTTCAGAGTTTGAGAATCACTCGTCTAAAACAGTAAATATAAGCGCAGGATTAAAAAATATAGACTTTACAGTAGTTGAAACTGATAAAGGTCTCATTACACAGGTGCTTGATAACGGTGGCGGTAGCAGTGGTATTGAGGTTAAAGTAGATAGACAAAAAATTGGTGAATTGTTCTGTAACAATATAGCAAAAAGTATAGCTGATACTATTGAAGATTCGTACGTAGTCATTGAAGAATATACAGGTGCGTTCTTTTATAATTTAGCGCATCAAAAAGCATCATTGCAGCGTAAACATTTAGCCGCAATTGAAGAAAATCTTGATACGTATATACTTTTGGAAGTTCCTTGTCTTATACACTTTGAATATTCAGGCGGCCCTGATGACGCTGAAGTTATTAGAAAAATGCAAAGCGCACTAAAAAACGACTCTTACTTTGTAAAACAAGATTCTTTATAGTTAAACTGTAAGTTGTAATAAGAACTCCACAAATACGTGGAGTTTTTTACGATTAAATTTGACAATCACCTGTAATTTTGTTATTGTAACAAGCGCAAGTTAATCAAACAACAGCTTTTATATATTGGGACATTTATTTTCAACTCTACTATGCCTTATTCAAGTGATTACTTGACCGCGACAGTAATTACACCAATTCTTAGAAACGAAGTAGCAAGTAAAATCCTTAAGAAATGCGCAAGTGATATGCAATTCACTAGAGCATCACGTTCGCCAGTTTCTATTACCTCAGCAGGAACACCAAACTATGATAATATTATTGACCACAGAGACGTAAAGTTAAACCAGTTGATTGATACAATAAAAACCAATGCGGGTTCGCATGTTGTTGTATATGCCAATAGTACAATTATCATGAAAGCTATTGCGCACAAAGACACTGCTGGTAAATATGCGTATAAAGTTACTGTTAACTATCAGGATGGACTTGACTTCTATGACATAGACACGTACTATATATCCTTGTTTGATATGGTTAACGCATTAGCAGAGTGTGTCGAGTATCGTAATAATAGCGATTTAATAGCAGAAGATGGACTTAATGTTATTATTGTTGAAACAGAGTATACTGGTTCTGATTACCCATTAGAAACATATGTAATTGAGCGTAACCCTACTCCTTATGTTGATAATGGACACTCACAATCATATGCTCCTAAACCTGGTAGTAATTGTAGAGGTGATTAATTGATAATTAGAAATAACAAATATAGCGAAGAATTAATATTTGATGATAATGAAGTCGGTGTGTTAATAGCTAACACACCACAGTTACAGCCAGCGGAAAAATATCCAGGTGTTAGTAAAGTATTAAATGCAACAAATGATATGTCCTTTTTAGCTAAGTGGAAAGCACGTGTAGGTGAAGAAGAAGCTGAACGTATCGTAACGGAAAGTATCACGATAGGTAAAAGTTTTGATATGCTAATGTTCGAATACTTTAAAGGTGGTGATGTTGAGAATATGGTTGACGAAGTAGCGTTTAAACTATACACTCAAAGCATAAAACAGTTACGACATATACAGCCAATCGCGTTGCAACTAAAAGTTTTTAGTGATAAACTAAAAATGCAAGGTTACATTGATATGTTATGCTACTACAAAGGTGAGCTGACCTTACTCGATTTTAAGAACAGCGCAAAATATAAGCATGATGACCATTTAGACAGTTATTACAAACAGTGTACATTCTACTGTATGATGTTGTATCATATGTATGGAATTGTCGTTAAACAAATTGTATTATTCATTGGTATGCGCCGACACATATATCCTGATATTAGGATATCAAAGGCTAAGTATTTTATCAAGGATTGTGTTACTGCTAACAAAGCATACTATACAAAGTGATAAAAGTGTGTTATACTGCTACTTAACTACACATTTATCATGGGCGGTAATATGAAAGCAAACGAAAAACTGATGACTGAGTTGATAGAAACGTCTAAGTATGAAGATATCCAACTATTTGAAGTTGTGGCAACGTATGCAAAAGAACACGATATTGACCCTGTTGAATTAGTTAAAATGTTCGATAAAGACTTCATTTATCAAATAAAAGCAAGTGCTACAATTAACAATCAACGTTTAAAAAACATTGAGCCAAAGTTAAGAAGACGTAGTTTAATTTAAATTAATATGTTATACTATTGGAGATTATTATATGAAAGATAGAGATTACCTAAAAACGTATCGCATTTACGTTGGTTTAAAGCAACATTTTAATCCTGAAAATGACTTTGTATATACTTCACCTGATGCATTATCGAAGTTGAGCATTGATAGTTTGCTAAAACGTAAGGATAGAAAGTTTTTTATCCGACTTACTCAAAAGCTTCACCCTGACCAATACGAATATATCCTTAGTATGTTTGTTAGAAATACTGATATGTGGGTTGGCGAGATGATGGAGTTAGTCAATAAAGAATACCACAGCCAACGTATGGGTCGATTAGGACAGATTGATTATATTGTTACTAGTGAACTAGAAGAATTTATGCTACTAAATAGTGGTACATTACGCGAAAGCTTAGACGCTAATGATAATATTCCACACATTGCAAAGAACAATAATGTATCAATGGAAACAAAATCCGTATTGAACAAAGTTGTAAATTTTACTAATGAAGAAACAATGAACCCATTGTGGAATAAAATGAGATTTGATATTGACAACTATTCTAAATTGTTGTATATTAATCCCACTATAATCAGCAGGGTGGAGGAGCTATTGACCTAATACACTATATCAGTATGCACTAGCAGTAATATTTTATAAAATAAACGTTTAATAAAGGAAGTATACAATGGGATTTAAAAATCTAAAAGCTAAATTAAAAGACTCTACTAGCAGCCTTGATAAAATCAAAAGCCGTATTGAGAACGAAACCTCAACTACTGATTATAAAGATGAACGCTATTGGAAATTCTCAGTTGATAGCTCTGGCAGCGGTATGGCTGTTATTCGCTTTATGCCAGAACCTGAAGGCGAAGACTATCCCTATGTAAGTTACTATCAACATTCTTTCCAAGGACCAACAGGTAAGTGGTATATTAACCGCAGCCGTACGTCACTCGGTAAAGGTGTACCTGACCCAGTATCTGAGGCCAACAGTGAGTTATGGGAAACTGGATTAGACGAGAATAAAACAATCGCACGTAACCGCAAACGTAACTTGCGTTATGTAAGTAACATTTATGTCGTTAAGGATGGTAAGAATCCTGAAAACGAAGGTAAAGTCATGTTGTGGGAATACGGCCCATCAATTTACAAAGTTATTGCTGATGTAATTGCTCCACCAGAAGAGTATGAAGAAGAACCGCTAAACCCGTTTGATTTATGGAATGGTGCCGACTTTAAACTTAAAGCGTACCTGGATAGCAAAAGCGGATACCGCAGTTATGATAAATCTTCATTCACTGATTCTTCTGCGTTACTTGATGGTGATGATGAAAAATTAGAAAAAATGTATGATAGCTTATATAGCCTATCGGAAGTAGTGGCTGACAGCAAATATAAAAGCTATGATGAACTTAAAACATGGTTTGATACTGTTACTGGTAAAACCAAAGCGGCAACTCCATATAACAATGATGCCGGCGAAGAAGCTGATACTACCAAAGAAAGCTCAACTGACGATGATGACGATGATGACGATTACTTGAACTTTTTAGAAGACTAGTAGTTACTGATTGTTAGTGTATAAAAAGCGTAGATTAATTTCTACGCTTTTTTATTGTCTGTTAAATAGTAATACATACTTTAATAAAAGGACACTCTCACATGGTTATGAAAGCACAATCGAAACCAGAACAATTATCAAATACATTGCAACATAGTAGTGTTCAGAGTAGTAACACTAATGTATACCAGCCTGGTATTGCGCCTACAGTGGCGCGCAATATGATTTCACAGAAGTTTGATAAGCCAGTAAAAGCAATGAAAGTCAGTGAAGTATTCGATACATACTTTAAAGGATAAAAATATGTTAACAATGAAAAATATATTCAACCACCTACGTAACATGTCAGGTGGAAAACTCACACAATCACAAGTAAACGCATCTAATGCAATCATAGCAGCAAATGGCGTTGACGTTTTAACTGATGCACTTGGTATGGACGCAGATGGTGGTTATAAACTAACATCACAGGCACTCAGAAACATATACAGCAATGCCGATATGGACTTTGTTGATATCATCAATAAACACGCAAGCACGTTTGGTATTACCACTAAAAAACGCATGGCGATGTTTATAGCGCATGCAATACACGAATCAAATGGATTTAATTCACTACAAGAAAGTTTTAACTATAGACCATCGCGTCTAAAGGCAGTATTTGGTTTTCGTATACCATCATTGAACTTCGCCACGAACATACTTGCGAAGGGCAAAGAAGAGGTTGCAAATCACTTGTATGGTGGTCGATACGGTAACAAAGGTCCAAATGACGGTTGGTTATACAGCGGTAAAGGTATTGGTGGATTAACGTTTAAAGGTAACTACATAGTAATGCAACGAGTAATGAGCAAACATGGTTTACACTATGATATTGTTAATAATCCATTGTTGCTATTGAACAAAGAAGTCGCTACACTGTCATATATGGCATACTGGCTCGACAAAGACTTAAATTCATATGCTGATGCGGGTAAAATCATAGGCGCAACTAAGGTTATCAATGGCGGTCGTAATGGTTTAGCTGATAGAAAAAAATATTACAAGCTAGCGTTAAACTACTTGTAATATGTAATTGTTTGTTGTACACTAAGAGGTAAGTCACTAAGGGCTTACTTTTTTTTATGGAGTGTTACATGAGAAAGAACGTAATCTTACTAAACGGGCCACCTGGTAGTGGTAAAGATACAATTGCTGATTTAATCGTCAGTAGTCACAAAGCTGAGCATTTACGTTTTAAAACCAAGCTGTACGAAATTACAGCACTACTTAATAATATTGATTTAGAAACGTTTATCAAGTATGCAACAGATAGAGAAACAAAAGAGTCGTTGGTGCTTGACAGAGGACTAACACCACGTGCGCTACTCATAGAGGCTAGTGAAAACGTTATCAAGCCATACTATGGTGAAGACTATTTTGGTATTGTAGTAGGCGAAACAATACGTGATTCATATAGTGATTTGTTTGTTATCAGTGACGGTGGATTTGTTGATGAATTAATTGCATTGATTGATGCCGCAGAATTAACAGGTGATGACATTAACATAACAGTTATTAAGTTATTCAGAGATGGTTGCACGTTTGATAATGATTCACGCGAATACTTGCCAGAAGAAGTTTTAAGCAAATATGGTATTACTGCGTTGTACGTATACAACAAGGTCACGATAGAGGAACTGGAAAAATACGTTAACATGCTTTGTTCATATATCAAAACCGCCGCGTAATATAATATATTTTACTTTAAGGGAAAACAATGAATTTAACGTCATTACATTTAGCAATTGATACGGAAACATTAGGAGTTACGGATAATGCTATTATCACTTCTATAGCAGTAACACCATTTAAACTTATTGATACAGGTGCCACATTTGAAACGTTACTAGATGACACGTTCTACGTAAAACTAAAAGCAAAAACACAGAACAAGTTATACGGGCGTACTGCTGATAAGTCAACTTTAGAATGGTGGGCGAAACAAGGCGATAATGTAAAAGAACATAGTTTTAAAAGAGCATCAACTGACGTTCACCCAAAAGAAGCTCTAATCGAACTTAATAAGTTCATTACAGGTACTGGTTACGAATGGAATAGCAGTTATATTTTTGAGCGAGGTATGGGTTTTGATACTACTAAGATGCAATCATTGTATGAAGACTGCCAAGTTAAAATGGGATTTAACTTTTGGCGTGCACGCGAAATAAGAACCATTAATGACTTGATTGGTGACGTATCGAATGGAAAGTGGGAACCGGAAGAAGGTCGTCCCACTTCGTTTATTGAGCATCATGCCAAACATGATGCAGCACTAGATGCTTATAGATTAATTAAGCTTTTTGATTTGTAATTTTTACTTAACGTACATATCACAATTCCTATGTAATAACTCAATAAAATAAGAGTCCATTTTATTAGGCTCCTTATACGATAAGAAAAAGTATAAGGAGTTAATATATACCATTTCTTTGTTGTTGCATATATTCTCATATATAGTATAGCTTAGTTCTATCCCAAAAATATTAGATGAAATGATTATATTGTTAAGTAATAGTTTATCATTTATTGGTTTTTCTTTGATATATTTGCGTACACAAGTTCGGACACTGAATATGATATTGACAGTTTTATCAATATCATATTCAATCCAGTGATTGTGCAAACGCAAACGCTGTTTTATATCCTTCCTAGTGTACGCATTGCTCATATTATTAGTCTTTGTTTTCTTTAGTGTCTACGTCTTTTTCTTTAGACGCGCTTTCTTCAACTTTTGAAGTCTTGGTAGTCTTAGGAGGCTTGTCCTCTGACTTAGTTTGTTTATTTATTTTTGTCGCTGGCGGTGCAACTGGTGGCGTCTCTGGTTTTTGTTCGATAATTGTCGCTTCTGCTTCTGTCTTCTCGTTCGCTTCAAACGCATTTAATGATACCTTGTCAGAAATAAGTTCAGCAATCGGGTCGGCATCAGGTAAGACATCATCAACATACGTTTCGTTGATACCAACAACTTGAAGTGTACCGTCTTTTAATACGATAACTTTAACTTCTTTTGATTCTTTTACAGCATCATTGACCATGTTACGTTGCACGGTGTGTGTTTTGTTTGACATAATATTATCCTTTTAAATTTATAGTAATGGTTAAACTACAGGCTCGGGTGCAGGGTCATCACTGTTCACATCAACATTAACATGTTCTGTAAATGTAGGCTCGACTTCATTTTTATTAACTACTAAGATGTTGTCATCTCGTACAATTATTTTTACAGTATCTTTATTAGCACGTGCATATGCGTTTAAGTCAGCAATTGCATTTTTTAGAGCAGTTTCCATATTATATCCTATTTGCTTTTTGTTTTAAAGTAGTGTATAGTTGTTGAACAATAGTGTAACAACTAATATTATTTACTAGGTAATTTTTTATGAAATACGTTGATAAAACATATATACGATTGGTTAGTAGCTACTTAGACCGTTTTAAAGAAACATCTAGTGAAGTATATAACTTTCGTTGCCCATACTGTGGAGACAGTGATAAGAGCAGAACATTGGCGCGTGCGTACCTATTTGAGTCTGATGATACCTATTTATTTAAATGTCATAACTGTGGACATCCAACAAACTTACAACAATTTATTAAAGACCAAAGCTTTTCGTTATACACTGAATATCGTAAAGACAAGTTATTATCACGCGGAAAACCTAAACCTGAACCTACTGTTAAAATTGATACAAGCACCATAAAAACAAACAATGGAGCAGTTTTTTCGGTTGGTAGTCATGTCGGTAATAAAATTATTAAATCTCTAGACAACGCTGACATTATTGGGACTACTAGAGACTATTTATACAACAGGGATATACCAAGAGCCAAGGTACCATCATTATATCACGTGGCAAATATTAACTATGTAACGCAACAAATACCTAAGTATAAAGATAAAAAATTTATGGACGTGTCTGCTATAGCCATACCCTTTATTGATGCTGATGGTATTGTAACGCATATACAATTTAGGATGTTCGAGGGCACAATGCGTTACATGACACTCGAATGTGAGACTGGCGCCATAAAAATATTTGGACTTGATACTGTCGATAAGAACAAGATGGTATATGTATTTGAAGGCCCTTTTGACAGCATGTTCTGTAATGGTATAGCACTTGCAAATGGTTCATTGCATACGTTTATACCATATCTAAACAAGCATTTTAAGAATTACACTCTAGTTTATGATAAGGACTTGGTTAGTAATAAAGACATACTAGCAAGTTTAAAAAAGAGTATAGTTAACGGTTGTAACGTGTTACTATACGACACTGTTATTATTGACAGTGACGCTAAGGATTTAAACGATATGGTGTCCGACGGTTTGATTACTGATACGGATTCATATCTATTAAATAACACATATAAAGGATTCAAAGCAACAATGTACTTGGATAGAATTAAACAAATTGATAAGCACGCTTCACCATTTTCCATGTAATAGGATATTTTTTATGATTATTTTTGACACTTCATCAATTGCATACAGCATGCTATATCAGCTTGATAATCAGGATATTGGTTTGCTTCGACATGCAATATTAAATAAAATCGGTTATATAATGCGTGAATTAAAACAGTATGATAATTGCACAAAAGAAGTCATTCTTGCATGCGATTCACGTGGTAACTGGAGAAAAGAAATATTTGCCCCTTACAAGGCAAGCCGTAAGAAAAATCGAGAATCCACTAGTGATGTTGACTGGGGTAAATTCTTTCTTGATTTCAATGCGCTAATTGATGAATTTAGAACTAATATGCCTTTTAAGGTTTTGTTAGTTGACCGTGCGGAGGCTGATGATATTATTGCCGTATTATGCCAACAGCGTAGTGATGATAACATTACTATTGTAAGTCCTGATAAAGACTTTAGACAGTTATGCAAGCCCAATAGCAACGTAAAACTATATAGTCCAATAGGTAAGACTGGATTTATTGATGCTACGGATTATGAGCTATTTGAGCATGTAATGACTGGTGATTCGTCTGATGGTGTTCCAAATATTTTGAGTGAAGGTACTGTATTCATTGATGGTATTCGTCAAACAACATTGACCGCTAAGAAAAAGCAAATACTAAAAGATTTTAAATTCAATATTGATAATGCACCAATCATGACTGATGCAATTAAAGAACGTATTGATATGAACACACAGCTTATTGACCTTGCATATGTGCCCAAGGATATCGTTGAGAATGTACTTGAACAATATGACAGCGCAAAAGTACCAAAAGGTAAAGTTTTTAACTATTTTGTAAAAAACAAATTAACAAAAATCATGGAGAGTGGTATATATAAGTAATAGTATTCAAGTAAATAACATTATACTTTTACAATAAAGTTGACAACCACCTACTATATTGCTATACTTATATAAGTAATAGTATTCAAGTAAATAACATTATACTTTTACAATAAAGTTGACAACCACCTACTATATTGCTATACTTATATAGTAAATTAAATAACACTTAAAAAGGAATAACATTATGATTACTTTTCAAGATTACCTAACCTAAACGAATCGAACTACACTAATACAGTGCAAGAAGATGATAGTAAAGAAGCTGAAAAACTGTTAACGCTTGCTATTAAAGAGCTGAAAAGTGTAGGTCTTAAACATGGCCATAAACTATTTGACACCAAAAAAGGTTCTCCGTATGCTGCGGATAATATGATATTTCCACGTGAAACTTATAAATTTCAGAGTTCTGATAGTGTTAGTGTTGGCGAAGTAATACAGTACATGTCACTAGGTATTGGCATTCACGCTGAAAATGGTGAATTCACACTAGTATCGTACGGCAGTAAAAAAGCAAAACCACATGAACTAAAAGCATTAGATTTAATTGTTTACGAAACTGGAAAGCGTATTAAAGCCAGTGATGCTGTGGGTCCAAGTGACCATCACTATACAATAGAAGACTTGTACTAAGATTTAAAGGTTAATAATTTAATACAGATTTAGGAGTATTATGTATTATGGGATATAAATTTACATGCACGTCATGTGAACATTCATGGGATATCGTTTATATGGGTAGTTACACACCTGCACTTATAACGTCTTTCCCGTGTCCTAAATGTGACAATAAAAGCATAACAGCAGAAAAAGTTGAAGGTGAGATTATTGAGAACAAAGAAATAAGCGCTGCCATTATTAAAGGTGAACATAACATGCGTCCATCAGGCGACTTTATTAATCATCTACAAGATATTAAAAAGGCACACGTTGGTAATACCATGCAAGATAAATGGACTTAAACAATAGTTACACAATGCTAATAAAAGGCTACGCACATGTCACCTTTTCAAGATTATATTTCAAACAGTAGAAATTTAAAAGAGAGTGGGCCGTCAAACGACCAAGTTAATTTATTGAAATCTAGTACGGAACGAATCATTAAAAGACTTAAAACGAAATTAAAGTATTTGAACGTTACTACGAACGGTACTGAAATTGTTGTTGGTAATGATAAAATGAATAACGACCCTAAATTATATGCAATGCTCTCTACACGAGGTGAATTAAGAGTGTACCAATCGTCTCATAGTGAACACACTGTTCAGTCCCTTACTAAATTATCTAATATGGCTAAAGAATTAGCCGATAATAATGATTTTATTATTGATAATTTACGTACTGCTCAAGCATTAGTTGATGAAATTTTAGGTTAGTAACCTACTAAAAAAACCACTTACTTAATTGCAAGTGGTTTTTTTATGCATTGTGTAAATACTAATAAAATACTATTACAAATGAGGGTGGCATGGATACTTTAGGATTTACAAGTTGGATGAACGAAGGTGGTGATATTTTTAATGGTGACCCAGTAACTACACAAACCGCCAGCAGTAACGTTAACACAATGGCTGGCACTACCAGTAAAACAACTGAGCGCACTACTAAGCCAAATATCAGTAACATCGAAATTGGGGTTGTTGAAACAGGTATCACCGATGGCACTACGCATGAACAAGTGGCTAAACCAACAATCTTTGACCCATACACGCATGAGGTTGTACCTGCGTCACAAATTGCAGACGAGGACATGGATATTTTTACACCTAGTATTAAATTAACAGACTTGTTCAACACTAATATGAACCCTTAATTCACTGTCCATGCAATACAACAAACGCGCTTATACAGCGCGTTTTTTGTGAACAGTAAATAATAATAAAAGCGGGAATAACATGGACATAAAATCATATGATTCTTTTGCATCAAACTCTAATTTCAACATTCTAACAGATGATGGATACAAACATTTTAGTGGTGTTACAAAGTCACTATTAGTTGACCCGCCTATTGAATTAACGCTCAATAACGGTGAAATAATTGTGTGCACCATCAACCACAAATTATACGTAACTAAAGACAAATGGGTATATGCTAAGTTTTTAAATGTTGGTGATACACTATACAGCCCTTTTAATAAGGTGCGCATAACAGCTATTGGTGACAGTAAAGAACGTTACGTGTACGATATAATAGATGTAACAGATACTAGCAGTTACCTAGTAACACCGTACATGATTAAAAGTAGCAATTGCTTATACTTAGACGAATTTGCGTTTGTTGAAAATGACGTAGAATTCTATACTGGTACATATCCTACAGTAACATCTGGTAAAAACACAAAGGTCATCATTACTTCCACGCCACGTGGTTTGAACATGTTCTATAAAATCTTTAATGATTCTCAACAAGGTAATAACAAATACAAGTCATATAAAATCGGTTGGGAGGAGCATCCTGAGCGCGATGAAGAATGGTACTTAGAAACCAAATCTAACATCGGTGAGTCAAAATTTTCCGTGGAATATGAGAGTTTGGCACACGAAACTATAGTAAGTATAAATGATAATAACACACTAACAAGTATGTGCATTGGAGATTTATATGACTATATGTAATAGTGATTTGATTGAGACAGTAGAAATCTTAGCGGCATTTGGATTACCACTCTAATCAAGTGTCTCGAATTTTTGGAGTTGGTATGAGCAAAGTACATCTAGGGTTTAAAAAGAACACTAAAAATTTAAAAGTGTTAACACCAAATGGACACGAAGAATTCTACGGAATAAACAAAATACGTGTCGATGAATATATACGAATAAAATTCAAAGAACATAAAGAAATACGTTGCTCGATTGACCACCCGTTTATACAAGAAAATGATTTACCAATAAAAGCAAAACATATTGATAAAAGCAAACATATAAAATGTATTGATGGATTTACTACTTTAGAGTATTCGCATGTTGTTAATAAACAAATTGAACTATATGATATTGTAAACTCTGGTAGTGAGTACATATATTTTTCTAATGGGATATTAAGTCACAACTGTAAATTCATGGGTTCTGCAGGTACACTTATTAATGGACGTACACTAGAACTATTATCATATAGTGAACCATTGCGTGAAACCGACCACAGACACAAAACAATCCGCGTGTATGCAGAACCTGTGGAATCACACAAGTATGTAACCATTGTTGATACTAGTGAAGGTGTACAGCTTGATTTTAGTGTTATCACTGTTATTGACGTTTCTAAAATGCCTTACAAACAAGTATTCATGTACAAGGATAATACCACCCCACCAATCACGTTTACTAGTATTGGTGCAGAAGTAGCGGAACGTTATAATAGCAGTGTAATGCTTGTAGAAAATAATAACAGTAGTGGTGGTATTGTTGCAAACGGGTTGTGGTACGATATCGAGTATGAGAATATGCTAACCACAAAAGTAGCAGTAAATACACGTGATACCGAAATTGGTTTTGATAACAAAAGTATACCGGGTGTTAGAACCACCAAAAAAACAAAAGCCGTTGGTTGTACATACCTCAAAAACTTAATAGAAAGCAATCAGCTTGAAATTGTTGATTATGACACTGTGGCGGAATTAACAACGTTTGTTCGCGTAGGAAAAAGTTATGAAGCTGAAAAGAACAAACATGATGATATTGTTATGACGCTTGTTATGTTTGCATGGTTTACATCACAGGATTATTTTGAGGATGAAACTGGCATTAGTTCATTAAGTGATATGAATGATACGTTGATGGAAGATAACGACATGGACTTTGTGCTTGGCTTTATCAGCAACGGCACGGAGAAAAATGAAGAAGTTGATTTATTTGATAAGGGCTTGTTTAATTAGTTGCTATACTGTATAATAAATTTATACTAAAAAGGATTGATATTTTTAAAACCATCTATAAATAGATATGTAAATAACCAATAACCAAAGGATACACAACATGAACTTTCAAGATTACATTAATAATTCAACTCCAGTAGGAAAAGATTTACACGAAGCACAATATAAACCAAAACGTACATTTTCTAAAAAATCACTATGGATGACCTAGTAGGCGCAATGGCTGTTTCAAGCTCATTATACGGTGAAATGTATGTCGTATATCCTATTGCAATGAAAGTAAAAAATACTACTATTTATTTTGTTTGGTACGACGAAGACGAAGACACGTATGCTATCAGCACTTTCACGAATAAAGACGGTATTTCATCTATGCCAGTTGATGATGATTTTAATTCATTATCAGATGCTAAGCAAGAACTAAGTCGCAAATAATAACCAGTCAACAGCCACAAAAAAAGCCATTTTTAATTAAGTGGCTTTTTTTGTGGCTGTTATAAATACAGTAAATAATACAACAAACACGCACGACGAGGATAATCAGTTAGTATGGATTAAAAAATATCTCATACAGTAAATAATAATGTATATATAAATTAATGATAGATAAAGACGAGGAGCATTACATGGCTAGTCCAGGCGTATACACAAGCGAAACAGACCTAAGCCAAACATTGAAAGCGTTCGGTAGCACTGCCGGTGGCTTTGTTGGGACATTCAATTGGGGACCCATTGAGGTAAACACCATCGTTTCTAGTGAAGACGATGTTGTTGAGTATTTTGGTAAACCAGATGACACTAATAACGTTGATTGGTTTAGTGCAACAAACTTTTTAAAATACACAGGTTCTTTGACCATTAGACGTGTCGCTAGTATGAACGCGCTAAACGCATCAAGCGGTGTCGCTGGTATGCTCATTAAAAACAAGATGGGTTACGATACCGCAGAATCAACACTCAGCGAAACATTCTATGCGAAATATGCTAGTGAATTAGGTAACAGCATTTCTGTACACGTTGCTGACGCTGCTACATATGATGCATGGGACTATTCAGGAGAATTTGATACTGCTCCAGGTAGCAGTGATTCAAGTTCAATTTATGGTCTTGATATTAATGACGAGATGCACGTTGTTGTTACCGACACATACGGTAAATTCTCAGGCGTACCAGGCGCTATTCTTGAGAAATTTGCTTACCTTAGTAAAGCACAGGACGGCACTGACACAAACGGCCAAGCATCATTCTACAAAAACGTCATCAATCGTAAAAGTGCTTATATCTATGTAGGTATTACATTTACGGGCGCTGATGTTGTTGATGATATCGTAGGCGTAACAACCGCAGCATTTGGTGATAAATTCACAGCCACACCATACATTTCATTAGATGGCGCGGTCAAAGTTCAACTATCCAATGGTCATAATGGCGGTATTGCTGAAAAATCAGACTATGTTGATGGTTATACTATCATGTCAAACATTGACGACAATGAAGTTGCTGTTATTTTTGCTGGTGGTTGCGGCGGTGATATGAATCACGCAGACGTATGTAATGCTATTGGTACAGAGACTAAGAAAAATCAGCGCAGAGTAGGGTTCTTCAGTCCTAAAATCAGTGATGTTGTTGGCGTGTCAAGTGATTCAGCAGCATTTTCTAATATTATTACAACATACGAATCAATCACAGAAAAACATAGCTTTGTTAGTATGGCTACTGGCGTGAAAATGGTGTATGACAAATATAATGATGCATACCGTTGGATTCCAACCAACAGTGATGAAGCTGGTGTATTTGCACGTGTTCATAACAACGAAGGCAAATGGGTTAGTGGCGCAGGTTACAACAAAGGCGTATACAGCAACGCAAAAGGATTGGCTTATAGTCCTAACGAATCGCATCGTAGCAAGCTGTATGCTAAGAATATCAACTGTGTAATACAAGAAAACGGTGCTGGTATTCTATTATTCGGTGACAAAACATTGCAAGGTAAAAACAGCACGTTTAGTTTTCTTGGAACACGGTTCTTGTTTATTGAGTTGCGTAATATTGTCGCAGAAGCCGCTAAGTATACACTGTTTGAATTTAACGATGAATTTACACAAAGTCAGTTCCGCGATTTAGTCATCCCAACCTTACGTGATATCAAAGGACAACGAGGCGTTCATAACTTCTTAGTTGTATGTGATTCTACTAACAACACACCTACAGTTATTCAAAACGGCGAATTTAAAGGCGATGTATTCATCAAGCCAAACTACAGCATCCAGCAAGTTCTTCTTTCGTTTGCAAGTGTTAATCGTACACTTTCTTTCGACGAAGTTGTTGTTAAAGGTTAATAAGGAGTTAGACAATGTCAGCAGATATTTTTGGTTTTTTAGGTAATTTCCAAGGGGGCGGTGCTCGTCCTAACCGTTATGAACTTATGTTAACGTTCCCATCAACCATTGGTAGTACATCAATTGCACAGAAGCTTAGTTTCACGTGTAAAGCGACCTCTATACCAGGTTTCACTTTAGGTGAAGCGGTTGTACCATACAAAGGTCGTCAAATTAAGATACCAGGCGACGTTGTGTTTAACGATTGGAATGTAACAATTCTAATTGACAACGACATGGTTGGTAAAACAGTGTTTGAAGATTGGCTCAACATGATAAGCGCATGGGAAGCCAACACTACACAAGCGGGTTACATGGCGCCAAGTAAGATTTACGGTAACGGTACTATCAAGCAATTGGATAGAGAAGATAACGTCATCAAAACTTATGAAGTGCAAGGTATTTTTCCTAAAGACGTAGGCGAAATTGCGCTAGGTTATGACACTAACGATACTATTATGGAACAACCTGTCACGTTCGCCGTGAACAGTGTTAAGTCTGATACTAGTGTTTAATTAGCACGCATTTATTATAACAAAAGGAGTGGCTTAATGCTACTCTTTTTTGTGCGCGTAAATACAAATATTATAACCAATTAAACAAAGGTAACCAATGGAACTATTCGGATTCGACATTAAAAGAGGCAAGGAAAAAGCCGCCCCCGAAAAGCGCACATTTAAGGATGCGGTAGTAGATAACGATGCTGTTAATATTACTACGAATAGTACATCAAATAATAATGACCAGTTATCAGAAATGGGCATTCGTCAATTACCACAGTTCACATATGTTAACGATGTACAAAAAATAAAACTATATAGAAAAATGGCGCAATCAAACGTACATATTGGATTAGCGGTTACTGAACTTAAGAATGAAGCTTTTATTCTTAATGACCCTGGTAAGCGCGCGTTTGAGGTGGGTTTCTATAGTGATACTAAAATCAAGAAGAATATACAAGAAAAAATAATCGAAGAAGCGGACGAACTATATAAGATTATTGACTTCAACGGTAATGCAAGCGAATGGTTTGAAAGTTGGTATGTTGACAGTCGTTTTTTCTTACATGTGATTGTCGATGAAGCTAAACCACAGCTTGGTGTACTTGGTGTAGTACCATTAAACCCAATCAATACACGTAAAGTTAAATTACTGCCTAAAAGTGACAATAAAGGCAGCATTGATATAAATAAAGTAAAAGAAGTATACATATATAAAAATAACTTTAAGTCTTTTGATTTAGAACAAACATTATACATGGAGCGCGATAACACAACCATAGAAGACATTGTTTTATCAAACGATTCTGTAATTGATGTTACTAGTGGTCTACGTGATAAGGATACAGGTAAAACAATTGGACATTTAGAAAAAGCCATTATCCCATATAACAACTTAAAAATGTTAGAAGAATCAATGGTAATTTTCCGCATCGTCCGAGCGCCAATGCGCAGAGCCTTTTATATTGATGTTAGTAACCTACAACCTAAGAAGGGTGAGAAGTACATTAAGGATACGAAAGACCGTTTCAAAGTTGATGTTAACTATAATAGTGAGACTGGCTCAATTAATGGTGATAGACATATTACTAGTATTTTAGAAGATTACTATATCCCAAGACAGGGTAATCGCACTACTGAAATACAAACACTGGATGGTCAAACCACACAGGATATTCTTGAGGAAGTTGAGTACGCACGTGAACAGCTGTGGATTGGTTTAAACGTACCTAAAAGTCGTTTTAAAGATGAAGCTTCCTCATTGTTTACGCGCCCGTCAGAAGTACAACGTGATGAATATCGCTTAAACTTATTTGTTGATATTTGCCGTCAACAGTTTATGAAGTTTTTTGACCAGTTGCTGTTAACGCAATTACTCCTAAAAAACGTTATAAAAGAATACGAATGGAATGACATAAGAGGCAGTTACTTTTACAATTTCACAGAAGACAATCTATTTGTTGAATATAGAGCGATGGAAAAACTTGGTTCTCAGTTAGATTTATTACGCGATGTTGAGCCATACATTGGTACGTATTTTAGTAGAGATGACGTGCGAAAAAACATATTAAAGCAAAGCGATGATGATATTAAAATCATGAAAGCTAAAATGGAAGAAGAAGCAAAAATAGAGCCCAAACAAGATAAGGACGATGAATAAATGAATATATTTGAAAATGTAAGTTCAACATTGTATACAGTTGCACCAGTATCGGTTAATGATGCAACTGATGATTATGCAACCATCATAAATGAAGTTACACACTTTGGTGGTACTATTACTAGTATTGAAGATGACATGTTTGTTGTTGCATGTTCATCAAAACAATCAGTAGAGGATATTGCTGATTTGCTCGATGACGATAACCGCATTGATGAATACAGTATACAAGTATACGAGCACACTGGTACAGGCGTGCCAAATAAAATTGATGGTGAAGATATTGATATTGACAAGATTAGTAATTTCAATAACGTTGAAGTAGAATTTGTTGTGTTTTTAAACAGTGACTATGTTGACTATGATTCTTACACTGACGTTGATGATGACGAGTTAACAGAAAGTTATGTAAATACCAATAAGAAACAGCCTTTATGGTTGGCATTAAGTGGTACGCGAACGAGCTTAAAATATGGTAGTTTTATCGTTACACCACACCCAGTAAGGCATGATGCGATTTTAGTACACGTTGAATATAAATACGATGAAGCAGATATTGGTTTTATTGAGGAAAACGTAGTAAAAATTAAGAATGATATAAATACTATTAATAACGGATTAGTAAACAAAACCCTATTAGCTGCTAACTATGAGCTAGAGGATAATATCAATTTTGATTTTAATCTTGATATGAGCAATCCGGGACATTTTATCAGTGCGCCAGCAGTATATGCAAGAAATAAAAGTACGGTTAACATACCAGAAATTATGGAAGCATTTGGTGAAACTACACTATTCGCAGAAACAGCAGTTATCAACGAAGTTAAACGGAAAGTAAAGATTAACTTCAAGGGTAAAAAACGAATTAAACTTAAATGTTTAAAGGGTTATAAATACGATAGTAGTAGAAAAGCCTGTGTTAAAATTACGGGTCGCGAAAAGGCTACTGATAGAAAATCTAAAATTAAAATGACCCGCACAAAAAAATCTAAGGGTAGTGCCCTAAAACGTTCTACTAATAGAAAAACTAAAAAAGCAATGCGCTTTAGAAAACAAATGGGGAAATAGCTTTATGTCATTACTAATAGAAAGCGTAGATGAAAACCTAACGGAGTCAAAAACAGTATTCAACGAAACAACTAAAGAAAAAGAATACTTTATTGAAGGGATTTTCCTTCAATCTGATGTAGTAAATAAAAATAATCGTATCTATCCACGTGAGGTAATGGCACGTGAAGCTAACAGGTATATTGATGAAAAAGTTAAACTAAATAAAGGCATGGGTGAACTTGAACATCCTGGTATGGATAGAGATAACGCTATCAACTTGCGCTACGTTAGTCATAAGATTGTAACCTTAGAGGAGCGCGGTAGTAACTGGTTTGGGCGCGCAAAAATTGCGCATAAAAGCGGTATGGGAGCATTAGTTGCTAACTTAATAGAATGTGGTATTACACTTGGAACGTCAAGTCGAGCCATGGGGTCAGCAAAAACAAATAATCAGGGTATTAGCGTAATACAGAACGATTTTAGATTAATTACGCCAAGTGATATTGTTGCTGACCCATCGGCTCCTGATGCGGTGTTGACGAGCTTGATGGAAAAAACTTGGATATACGAAAACGATGTCCTAGAAGAACAGCAATTAGAGGTTTTAGCTGCCAATGTAAATACATTATATAAAGTTGGTGTTTTAGACAATCAAAAGTTAAATGAAGCATTTAAATCAATTCTAAGAACAATCGGAGACTAATCAATGAATTTCACATCGTTACTAGGCGATAGCGTATCAAAAGAGGTAATCGACCAGCTTGAAGAAGGCATGGCTACTACTATTAAAAACGCTGTATACGCTAAAGAACAAGAACTTACCGAACAAGCCAATGCATATTCTGAATATGTGCAAAGTGAATTAGCAGAAAAAGCTGATGCGTATGGCGTGTATATTAAAGAAAGTCTTGCTGTCGAATCTAAGGAATCTAAAGAAACATTAGAGGAAAGTTTCGCTGAAAAAGAAGTTTCTTATATTGAGCGCATTGAAGAAGTTAAACAGGCAGCCGAAGGTTATGCTGAACTTATTTTTAATGACATCGTCGAAAAAGCTGATGCGTACACAGAGCATTTTGTTGAAGAATATCAATCTAAAAATACTGAAATGTTTGAATCAATTCAGCGCGAACAAAACGCCCATGATATCGTAGAAAACATTACATCTACATTGGCAGGTTTTGGTTTTGATGTTACCCAAAACACTGCTATTGCTCAACTTAAAGAATCTGTCGCCACTAAGGATGCTGAAATTTCCGAATTAAATGGTAAACTTTACGAAGACGATGTAAGTAAACAAAAAGAACTAGTTTTAGAAGAAATGACCGAAGGTTTATCATTAAGTGAGAAACAAAAAGTTGTCGACGCTGCTAGTGATATTTTAACTGAGAGTGTAGGCGGTTTTAAAAATGTCGTGCGTATTTTAGTTAATAAATACGATAGTAATGATGACCGTGTAGAGACAACTACTAAAAAAATTAACGAGCGTGTAAATACTGATAACAACGATGAAGATGTTAGCTTTAAAGACACGTTTACCAATGGCCAATCTGTCAATGACATTGCAAACACCTTAATTTAAAACCTGGAGAACAATAAAAATGAGTAAAACAATTAACGAAAACATCAATGAAACTTTCAACGATGAAAAATCGCGTCAACACCACTTGGTTGAAAAATGGTCTAAAGTGCTTGACACTGAAGGGCAAGGTATCCAACCAATCAATGAAGACACACGCAAAAAAGTAACCGCTTACTTGCTTGACAACGAAGCCAAATATCTAAACGAAAGCGCTAACAGCGTACAAGGCATGGCTACTTGGACTCCAATCTTAATGTCGATGGTTCGTCGTGCTGCTCCACGTTTGATTGCTTATGACGTAATGGGTGTTCAAGCAATGGATGCGCCTAACTCTTATATCTTCTCACTAACCGCGAAATATAACGACAAAGGTACTTATCCTAACGACCCTGCTAACAGTGAAGCACTACACAAAGACATTGATACTACATACTCTGGTACAGGTACAGAAGTTGGTGCTACTGATGGTGGTGCTGCTCCAGCAGACCTAAACAGTTGGGGTTCTTATGCCGCTGCCTCAGTTGGGACTGGTATGGAAACCGCAGTTGGTGAAGTTGCGCCTTGGGCTGAAATGGGTATCAGCATTGAGAAGGCTAACGTAGAAGCTAAAACTCGTCAGTTGAAAGCTACCTATTCTCAAGAACTTGCAGAAGACATGAAACGTATACACGGTTTATCAGCAGACAGTGAATTGCTTACTATTCTTAGTAACGAAATCATTGCTGAAACTAACCGCGAAGTTATGCAAACAATTTATAAAGCTGCCAAACTTGGTGCACAATCAGCTACCACTCCAGGTGTTGTCGATTTAGATGCTGATGCTGATGGCCGTTGGTCAGTTGAGAAATTCAAAGGTCTTCGTTACATGATAATGAAAGACGCTAACAACATCGCTTTAGATACTCGCCGTGGTAAAGGTAACAAACTTATTACGTCTGCTAACGTTGCAACCGCTTTAGAAATGAGTGGCTTGCTTGATTTCAACCCAGCACTACAAGCACAAACCAACCTAAGCGTAGATGCTTCAGGTATGACCTATGCAGGTCGTATGGGTACAATTGATGTTTATATTGACCCTTATGCACAAGGCGATGGTTACGCAATTGGTTATAAAGGCGACCAGTATGACGCAGGTATCTACTACTGCCCATACATCCCTCTACAACTTTCACGTGCTGTAAACAGTGATGTTTTCCATAATACCATGGGATTCAAAACACGTTACGGAATTTCTGCTAACCCATTCTCAACGTTAGCTGCGGATAGTAACGCGTATTACAGAAAAGCTCGCGTTATTAACTTATAATAACACGAACAAACTAGTAGCAAAAAAAGCCTATATTAATTTATAGGCTTTTTTATTGGTTATAATTTAACATATACTATATTACCACAGTCCCATAATTTATATAAGTTATCAGCATTAAGCATATCAGGATTATTAATACCTTTAAACCTACTGAATATGTCTCTGGTTGAGCTATTATAATAAGTATGCGATGGTTCAGATGTATGCGTTTGCACAAATCCGCAAGTATTATATACATTACCAGTGCTAAAACGTCTATTTGCATAACTTAATATACTACCATTAATTGCACTTAAAATTTTACTCATGCCACCAACCACTATAGTATTAATACTATTACAATATCTTACCATCTCATAGTCATACTTTTTATTAAAGCGTGGCGTCATAAACGTACCAATAGCAACCAATTCATCATTATAGTATAGTCCTTTATTAATTTTACTAGATGACATACCCTGTATATGATTATCAACAATAAACTGCATAGCATCATTATATGCAACATCGCGCATGATACATTTTCTTGCGTATACTTTATTATCAATTAAACCCAGCTTCGCTTTAATCATTGATTTTACAATATCAAAATGCTCAATAATTTCATAATCCCAAAAATGTAAAAGTGCTATATTATTGTCTAAGCAACCGGTTGTCTTTTTAAGGTGGTACTTAGTGTCTTTAATAAACTTATCGCTGTGCCAATACACGCCATTACATTCAATAGCTAAATTATATTCGGGTATGTATATATCAAGTTCTCTATTACCTAATACTGTATAATCACCGTGTATAAAATCAATCCCTAAGCTTTCAATAAAATCAACTAATAATTTTTCTGGGAATGAAGTAGTAAATGATTTGTTGGTTGCTGCACCATGACGTCTAAATGTTTTTTTAATTGTACCTCTACTGCATCCTATTTCATATGCAATTTGTTCTAAAGATTTAGTCTCGTTTTCAACCTTTAAAAACTCGATATCATTCGCTATCTCTCTGTCAAAACCATTATAGTTCCATCTATCGCATGTACCTCCATATAACGATTGCTGTTCACTATGACTACGCTGTTCTATACCATGTTCACGCATACGCGTAGTTACCGTGACATTACTACACTCATATAACTCTCCTATAATCTCAGGTTGTAACTTTGCAATATTATACAAATATTCAAGTTCAGTTTTTGGTATATCAACTTTGTGTGGTTGTATGCCTTCAGTGCGATACGTATACCCGCAAGCCTTAGAACATGTATCAGTAAATTCACCGTTCCCTTTCATTTTTGTTGGTGTATCACATATAACACACAATCCATCAAGGTCAAATATAATGAGTTTAATACATTCTTTAAATGAGCGTTCTAGATTAAACGTGCTAACATATTCGTGTATATTGGGGCTATGTTTTTTAATATAGTTCTCCCCGCAGCGCTTAGGGTTTACGTCACCATTTATACTAACTAATTCTAATAGTTGTGATTTCACATAAAATCCTTGTTTATTATAAGTTCGAGCAGTATAGCATTACTTGATAGCACAAAACAAACCTTGTTTTAAGTATACCATTATTGTATAATATAGTTAATCAAACAAGGTGATATTATGAATTTAGATGAATTGCAAAAAATGATTGAACTTGATAGTGTTATTGAATTAACCAACCTTAGTACACACTCAATTGAGGTACCTAAAATATCAGCAAAATACCAGCATATTTTAATGGACTATTTGCGCATACAAAAACAACTAGAATTTAAGATGCAAAAAGTCAAAAAGGAATTACTAGAATATTACAAAGGATACGCAAGTGATAATATATACTTAGAAAAACCACTCAATAGAAAGCCGGCAGCGGGTGAAGTAGAAACATACATAAAAGCTGATAATGATTGGCAAGTGGTTGCTGCTAAGTTTGAACATATCACAATGAAGATTAAACTTGTAGAAGAATTTGTTAAGCAATTAAATCAACGGTCGTTTATGATTAAGAATGCAATTGACTATGAGAAGTTTAAAAATGGTGGCTTTTAATTGCGTTCCGGTGCTATGATACCATACAGTTATTAGCGCGCCGTGTACACACCAAATTTACACACTGAATACACTTAAAGGATATAGCTAATGCACACTCATATCACAGAAAATTTATCATATGATGTAAACGGATATAAAGTACACGATAAAGAATTTATTAATGAATTACCTGATAATTACATATTCGTGTTTGGTAGTAATACGGCAGGAAGACATGGAGCTGGCGCGGCAAAAGTCGCAAGGGTTAAATTTGGTGCTGTATACGGGATTGGTGAAGGACTTGTTAATCAATCATATGCATTACCTACACTTGATAATGATTTACAACAACTACCAGCGTCTGTATTATTTCAAACATTACATAACTTTATTGAGTGCGCACGTATCAATGACCACTTAACATTTGTACTAACAAAAGTAGGTTGCGGATTAGCAGGATATGACAAACCCGAAGAAATGTATAGTGATATGTTAAAAGGAATAGATATGTACAACCCTTTTCCAACTAACATCATTTTTCCGGTTGATTTTATACAGCCATAAAAAACACCTACCTCAATAAGTGTTCTTTGTTGAGCTATTACTTTATTTTTTAACTACTCGTATTGGGTCATTACCTTTAAACCTTCGCGCCATCAAAATGATAGCTGGTAGAACTAGTGTAGCAATATTACTTAGACTATCAGGTAACATTGCTGCCAGTTGTGGAATGAATGGCTCCAAACCAATAACAATCAGAACAAGTGCTGACATAAAAATACTACTAAAAATAGCCCATTTACTATCAGTTTTATTCGTTGTCGTTTTCGTTATCTTCGTCATTATCGTTCATCCTTTGCAATTTAAATAATTTGATATATTCTTTTATAGTTGTAAAAAACAACTTTATTAGTTCTATAATACTGACAATCAATGTTTCGGTAATTCCGTTAACTAACTTGGTTGTGAAACCGGGCATTGAAATGCGCATTGCATCAAGTAGTGAAAGCCCAAATATTCCAGTAAAACCACCTAAAATAATATAAGCAAAAATTGATATATTACCACTTTGTAACTTAACATAATCACCGATAGCACCAGCGGCGGCACATGTTAGTATAGTCATAAGAAATGTTAATTTTAAGCCATAGCGTTTCGTGTCGGAGTTAATGAACGCGCCAACTAAGCTCCCTAATATTGTAGCAATTGCTTCTGGTGTTACAGCCAATTGCATAAATGTGATGTAAACATCCATTGTATTGCCTCATTTTATTCCTCTTGCTCTTTACTTGTACGAAGCACACCATAACCAGTAACACCAAATACAAATGACAATCCTGTATATATGGGTAGAGCCGTGCTTATAGGCGGCTGTAATGCAAACGCCATAGCAATAACAAGCCAAATGATAGCCGAAAATTGTAACAATATACCACCAAACTGATTTGAATTATTACATGATTTACATAGTAACCAGAATTGCAATATCCCTAAACCAATCATAAACACCCAAACCATATACGGCACCTTAACAAAATTGTCGTATATATTGATTTTTAATAAATACGATGAATTGCCAAGCATGATGACACCAAAACCAACTAGACACCACGTATTAAATAACTCAACAACCCTAGATGTATACTCAAACATCCAATCGCCAGTGTTTTTTAAAATACCTGGCATTAATATAAAAGGTATCATAATCTTTTTTATTACATGTAGCATACATACCTCAAGATTAAAATTTATTTCATATATATTTACAAAAAACCATAAAAAACCTTCTAAAGTTAGAAGGTTTTTTTAATAAGGTGATATTAATTAATCATTTTCGCTGTTAGTTTGCGCAAGCGCGTCCTCTGAACTCATATAATTATAGTTAACCGTATTTGTTTGTGTTGATGGTGTTGAACCTTTACTGTTTTGTGGTTTATCAAACTCTGCATATTGTGCATTAATTTTAGTTAATGACTCCATGTAACTACTAGCAGCGCTATACATTTTAGGATTATCACTGTCCTTTAAAACACGTATCATATCAGGCAATGCACGCATACCAGTATCAATGACTTTCTTTATATTTTTTTTAGCATAATCAGCTGAATCAACAGCCTCTGTATAAACAACGTCGCCTTTATCATTAGTAGTTGGTTTAGTCTCTGAAATCTCATATATGCCCGTCTCACCACCTAATATTTGACTTATCTTATCCATTAGTGTTCACCTTATAATAAAAAATCATCAGTTACCTGTGTCAATCCCACAGCTTCAAACGCTATCATCGGGTCGATGTCAACAGCGATAACAATCTTGTCAGGCGTCGCTTTAATCCCAGTATCGTACATAACACTAGCGTCTAGTGCTGATTGAGCATCAGTGTTATCTACTGTTTGACCAAACATATCTAAAACAATCGGTTTGATGACGGTGCTACAGACAGCATATAAATTACCGTCTGCATCCTGATAGTCCGCTACGCTAAATGTACTCACGTCAGCTGCGGACTCACCAGCTATTAG